TTCTACAGCGAGCTTACCAATGAGCTCGCTGTCGGTGGCTACTCGGCCCAGACGCTCGGTTCCAAGACGGTGGCCGTGGACGATGCCAACGACCGCATGCTCGTTGACGCCGCTGATCCCACCTTCAGCTCGCTGGCGTCTGGTGCTACGATCACTCAGGCGGTGGTCTGGCGCGACACCACAGTCACTACTACCTCCCCGCTGATCGCGCAGTTCGACGTCACCTCTACGCCGACCAACGGTGGTAACGTCACAATCAACGTCGATGCCAACGGCCTCTACGCCGTGAACTGCTAAACCTAATCGGGGGGCGAAAGCCCCCCATCTAGGGGCATTCATGATCGCCGGGCCAATTCCCAACCGATTTGGTTGGAAGTACACGAACAACAATAACCCCGGCACCTCACCGGGTACGGCAGTCACACCGGGTGCGACGAACGCCGAGGGCTCGTGGACGGCCATCGCTTCGTCCGCCAACATCGCGAATGACGTTTACGGTATTCTGCTCTGGGTCTGTGGTGGTGCGACGACTGCCAACGCGAAGAACCACCTGCTCGATATCGGTGTGGATCCAGCGGGCGGCACGAGCTATACGGAGCGCATTGCCAACATCGTCTGTGGACAGAGCGCAGCGGCAGTCGCAGGTGGCCGATACTTCTACTTTCCACTTGCCATCAAGGCGGGCTCGTCTGTCGCTGCGCGTATTCAGGGCAGCAACGGCACAGCGGGCACCGTCCGCGTCGTGGCAACCTTCTTTGGCAAGCCGTCCAAGCCCGAGCTGGTGCGGTCGGGGCAATACGCCGAAACCGTTGGGTCGATCACCAACAGCAACGGTGTCAGCTTCACCCCCGGCAACAGCAACGCCGAGGGCACATGGGTGTCGCTGGGCACCACGGCGAAAGATCTGTGGTGGTGGCAGCTCTGCGTGCAGATCGACAACGGCACTACGACGTCACTCGGATATCACATTGACCTCGCCTACGGTGACGGCAGCAACAAGCACATGATCATTGAGAACCTGTGGCTTGGCCTCGCCGGTACCGCAGAGGCGACTGCGTCGCCTCTGCCATTCGAAGGCGCGTGCTTTGTTCCGGCGGGTTCTACCATCTACGTCCGGGGCACCTGTTCCGGCACGGCAGCCACGGGCTTCAACGCCGTCGCCGTGGGCATCGGAGGCTAGCATGGCGATCACTGCCGCATATGAAAGCTCGGCGAGCATCGGCACCACGGAATACTCGCTGCCTAACGCGAGTACAACCCTCACTCCCATCACGGCAGATGGTATCTACCAGTTGTTTCTAGACCTCAACGCCATGGCGGCGGGCGATCAGTACGAGCTCAAGCTGTACGAAAAAGTACAGAGCGCTGGAACGCAGCGGGTCGTGGAACGCTGGACGTTCGATGGGGCGCAGGGGACGCCGCACTGGGTCAGTCCGACCTTTATCCTGATGCACGGTTGGGACATGACGCTGGACAAGATCAGCGGCACGGACCGCACGATCGGCTGGTCTATTCGACAGGTCGCCTAGTCAATGGCTTGGGCCTACGGTCCACTTCTACCCGGTGGGGCGCAGCAACAGTCTGGGCCTCCGGCTCAGAACGTGGCCATTTCGCTTGCCACGGCGACCGCTACCCCGTTCGCACTCAGTAGAACAGTTGGGGCAACGAGCGCGGGCATTTCCCTTGCCGCTGCCACGGCGAGTGCTTTTGCCATGGGTATCTCACTCGCGTCGCAAAACAAGCCCATCGGCCTCGTTGGTAAGAAGAAGTTTCCGCTCCGTGGCATGATCAGCTTTCCCATCCGTGACAGCACGGGTGACCCTCGTGTGTATTTCCGTCACAAGACGTCCGCCACGACCATGATCTTGAACAGTGTGGCGAAGCTGAACACGCAGAACGGCGAGCACCACTGCAAGCTGTTCGTACCCTCGCGCAACGGGTACGTCATGGGCTTCAAGGCGTACATGCCCTCCGACGGGGTGAAGCGCAGCATCGGTGCGTTTCTGGACGGTGGGGAGTATCAGGTTGAGCTAACGTACGATGCTGATGACAAAGTTAGCGTCTACCGTGGCCCGGCACAGTCCGGAGGAACTCTTTTGGGTACGACAGCCAGTGCGATCTCCGCCCTTACCACGGAGCGTCGCATTGAGGTGGAGGCTGTAATCCACCCCAGTAACGGCAGCGTCAAGGTTCAGGTTGATGGAAGTAACGTCCTGACATTGACTGGTGTCAACACACGCCACACCGACGATAACCGTATCAATGGGTTTGCGATTGGCGGCGGCACCTACGTCGGCACGACGACACTTAACCTTGAGCTGAGGGACTTTTACTGGGCGAACTCCGGTAAAGGATTTCTGGAGAACTGGTCGTTCGCCTTTGTGACGCCGACGGGCGACGGTTCGTTGATTGAGTGGCAGGACGAAACGGACAACTACCTGCGACTTGACGAAGCCACCACAATGGATGATGACACCACGCGCATTCAAAGCGGTGGTCTTGATCAGCCGTTGACTGACCTGTACACAGGGGCCGACCTGTCCTCTGGCGACAACATTGTCGCCGTACAGGTGATGCCCTTCTGCCGCACGAACCTCGGATCGGGCTACCCGTGGGCCATGTATACGGCTGTGAAGTCTGGCGGCACGACGGTGTACAGCGACAGGTACAGCCTCCCACAGCACCCGACATCCGGCAACAACGGGTTCTACGCCTTTCTAGGCGAGGGCAGTAACATCGTCATCGCAACCCCTCAGGGCGGCAAGTGGAACGAGGACAATTTCAATACCGCTGAGTTTGGCTTCCGTGTCACAAACGGATAATCGATGACTGTCCCTACCGATCTTGATGGCCTAACACTCTGGCTCAAGGGCGATGCTGGCATCACTGAATCTGGTGGTGACATCTCTGAATGGGCAGACCAGAGCGGTAACGGTAACGACTTCGTTCAAGCCGGATCCGGTAAGCCGTCAGTCGGTGCGACACAGAACGGCCTCGCTACCGTAGAATTCACCGCATCCAGTTCCGAATACCTGAGCTGCGCCAACCCCTTCAGCGCCCTGAAGGCGGTTACGCTGCTGATGCTCTGTAAGAAGCGCAACAATACTCCGGCCGGACTGTCGGACAGCGGTATATGGACGGTCGGCACGAGCACGAGTGTTTCGCACTATCCATGGACTGACGGTACAATCTACGATTCGTTTGGTCGTAGCGACCGCCCGGCCATGGACAACATCGGGTATAGTGGAAGCACGTTCAGTCAATGGCATGTTCACTGGCAAGCCCGTGCCCGTGACTACCACATGGCGGGCGTCAACCATCAGCGCATCTACCAGAGTTACGGCTACTTTGGCGCGACAGAAGTTCCGGTGTGGGCCACGAACTTTGACCTCGGCCGAAGCTACGGTGGTACGGCATTCTTCGACGGCTGGATCGCAGAAATCATAGCGTTTGACCGCATCCTGTCTGACGTTGAACAGCATCAGATGCTAAAGTACCTCATCAAGGACAAGTGGGCAACGTCAACTCCGGCCTATGCCAATGACGTTCGCGTCACTGCGCTGCGGGCTTCGGTTCTCTACACCCCGGTCGGTACCGATACTGAAGTCGGTCTTGAAGAGGTAGATCGCCCGTTTGTCGAAGCGTTCGCCCTTGGCGTCACCGTTGGGGGCGCGGCACAGAATGCCGGTATTGGACTCGCCACAGCGACAGCGGTTGCTCAGGCTGCGGGCATCACTCCCGGAACCTCGAACCGCCCGCTTGTCCTTGCCAGTGCGACGGCGGTTGCTCAGCCTGTCACTCGTACGTCGGGGGCTGTCAGCCGTGCGGTGGGGCTATCGGTTGTGGGCCAAGATCTCATGGCCCGCGATGGATGGAGTGCTGGCAACTACCTCAGTCGCAGCACTAACTATCCCGCTATCAACGGGCATACCTGCTTTACGATCGCGTACCTGCCGCCTCCAGCTACGGGCTACGATGTCGGCGTAAGCTTGAATGATGGAGGAAGCGGCCACTTCAGGGAGTGGAGCATTGACCCGTTTGGCAATGTTCGCTTGAACTTGAGCCCGTGGGGTAGCGTGTGCCAAATCGCCCACTCTGAGGGCTGGTACGCCGTTCTAGCTTTCTACTCAACGGTTGCGTCCGAGTGCAAGCTTTGGATTAGAAAGCTTGACGCTGCGGCAATTGAAAAGGCAACGGGTGGCTTCGGCGGTGATACCGGCTGGACTCCAACTGAACTTCGGGTCGGTGGAACCAACTGGGTTGAGCCGATTGCCGCTGTGTACTACTGGGATCGCCTACTTACTGAGGAAGAGGCCACGCGCCAAATGTGGTCGCGCGACCCGATCAGCGCTACCAACCTGATCCTCAACTGGCACGGTGACAACGACACACTGGATAGAAGCGGTACAGCCAATCTAACGTTGACGGGTAGCCTGACTCCCGTTGACGGCCCGAACGAGCTGTCCGGTGCCGTGGCTATTCCAGTGAACCGCACGGCGGAGATCAGCCGTACTGTTGGACTCGCTGGCGGTGGTCCGGCCATTCGTGACATGTTCACCGACACGACCGGCACGAACTTGGTCGGCACGGCGGCGGACATCGGTGGAACGTGGGTCGCGCACCAGAACGGCTACCAAACAGCGGTCATTCGTAACAACCGGCTTGAGATTGGAAGCATCGGCGGCTCGTACTTCGGTGCTCGGATGAACAGCTTGACGGGTGGCAAGAAGTTCCGCGCTCGTTGGAAAATGAGCTGTAGAGAATCTGCAGACACTTACTTTCGAGTTGAATACACGAACGGCGACTACTTCGATTTCAGCGTTACCGCACTGAACACGGGCTACCTGAGGGTTGGCTCGGCGCTGTTCAGCACGTACTTTGATTCAAACGGAAATACGACCGCGTATGCCTACACCGAGGGTGAGGAGATCACGGTCGAAGTTGCGTACCAAGACCTGCTCGTACGATTTTGGATCAACGGCGCACTTGTCTGGTCGCAGGACGTGTCGGGGTGGGGCGGCTCGCCCCTTGATCCTACGGACGGGTTTGCATTTCCATTCCACATGTTCCAAGACACCGGGAGCACCGCTGTTTGGATTGATGAGTTTGAATTGTTTCCAGAGAACGCCGTCGTTGCCCAAGCGTTCAAGACAACTCGCACGGCAGTTGTCAGCCGGACTGCGGGCCTCGCTGTGGCGACGGCAGCCGCTCAAGCTGTCACCCGCACGGCGGTTGTCAGTGTCGCTGCGGGTGTTGATACCTTCTCAGCCTCTAACCAAAACCTGCAAGCGTACGACGCTGACTGGGTTCGGTTCGTTGGAAGTGGCAACCTCGTAATTGAGAACAATCGCGTTCGTGGTGATACCGCCAATCAGGATATCTACTACAGGTGGGAAGGGCCGGGGGCACCGACTGGACCACAGGCGGTTCGCGCAAGAGTTCGCAGCGGGGCTACTGGTCAATACTGGGCACTGGCGCTCAGGGCTGGAGCCGCACCCGGAACGAACACTGCCTACTACCTCTACTCAGACGGTACTGGAAGTGCGGTCGCACTTGCTCGCAACGTCGCCGGGTCGTTTACGGTACTGAACAGCAACGTCCTCAGCTACACATCTGGTGCTGACTCAGACGTAGAGTTCATGGCCCTGAATACCCCAACCTCAGTTATTCTACGCTATCGTATTGATGGCGGGGCGTGGGGAACGTTCAGCGACACGGACGCTTCTAGGTTGACTAGTGGATACGCCGGGTTCGGCGTCTACCATACGACTTCTGTTGGCGACGCTTACGTTGACAACGTGGTGGTTGACAGCACGCCACAGGCAGTCGGCTTCGCTGCCGGAATTACGGCACCCGCTGGAGGGACAAACCTCGCAACAGGTCTCGCCGTCGCCACGGCAGTTGCTCAAGCGGTTGCCCGCACCGCTACAGTAACGGTAGCAGCTTCGATGGCGTCAGCGACGGCACAGGCGCTCGCTGTGACGCGCACGGTGGGGGCGGTTAGCCGGGCGCTAGGGTTGGCGTCGGCTACTGCCCAAGGGTTGCCCCTCTCGCTAACGCCCGGCACCTCTAGCCGCGCTATCGGTTTGGGGTCGGCTACGGCATCGGCTTTTGCGGTGGCACGCAGCCTGAGTGCCACGCAGCGGGCTATCGGATTGGCGTCAGCCACAGCCGTCGCACAGGCTGTGGCTCGTACAGCGGTCGTTTCACGGGCTACGTCGCTGGCGACGGCTACCGCGAGCGCGTTTGCTGTGACTCGCACCGTGGGGGCCACGTCTCGTGCAGTCAGCCTCGCTGCTGCCAATGCTGTCGCATTCGCTGTGACGCGCACGGTGGGAGCTACGACGCGCACCCTTGGACTTGCTGAAGCAACGGCGACAGGGTTCGCCGTCTCGGTAACTGCGGTTGTCAGTCGCACGGTTGGCCTCGCCGAAGCAACGGCGACCGGGTTCGCTGCGACACTGACCACCGGCATCAGCCGCTCTATTTCTATCGCAACGGCAACCGCCACTGCGTTCGCTGTGACGCGCACCGTTGGGGAAGCGGCAAAGACGATTGGTCTCGCGGTTGTCAGTGCGGTTCCATTCGCAGTAACCCGTACCTCTGGTGCGGTGTCGCGCAGCATCAGCCTCGCCGTCGCAACGGCGAGTGCGTTTGCTACTGGAGTGACGCTTGGCGGTCAATCGCGTACGATCGCGCTTGCCGTGGCAACGGCTGTCGCTCAAGCGGTAACGCGCACGGTGGGTGCTGTGACAAAGACGCTTGGCCTTGCCTCTACTTCTGCGGTAGCCCAGCCTGTGACGCGCACGGCGGGCGCAGTTAATCGCAGCCTCGCGCTTGCAGTCGGTTCGGCACAGGCGTTCCCAGTTACTCGCACTCTCGGCACAACGTCGCGACCGATTGGGCTTGCTCAGGTCAACGTCGTTGCGTTCACTGTCACGTCCACGCCGGGCGGCACGGCGAGAAGTCTAGGTATTGCGACTGCGACCGCCGAAGCTCTTCCCGTCACTCGTATTGCCGGGGTTAGCATTCGTACCATCCTGCTCGCGGTGACAAACGCCAATGCCTTCGCAGCGGGTATCACAAGCACGGGGCCGGATCCCCTGCTTGGCAAGCGTCGGGTCAAGGCAAGGTGGGTGAACTAACGCCCACCTTGCGCCGACTGGTGCAATGAAGTACATTGTAGCGTGTAGGTAGTGCCGTTTCAGTAGGTAGGCATTAACACGAAGGAGGTTGCATGGCCCAGTTTGTCCCCAGTCCACAGCAACAGGCAGTCTTTGACTTTGCCACGAATGGCAAAGGCTCAGGCATTGTCGAAGCGGTGGCGGGTAGCGGCAAGACGACTACCCTGCTTCACATGTTGGAGCTGCTGCAAGGCAGCGTCGCGTTCTGCGCGTACAACAAGAAAATCGCCGACGAAATCAAAGACCGCATGGCTACCATGGGCATCGGTCGCAACGTGAGCGCGGGCACGTTCCACAGCTTCGGCTACAAGGCGATGCTGAAGGCGTTCGGCAAGGTGCCGCTGGACGAAAAGAAGTCCATGCAGTTGGCGGAGCAGATCAACATGCCGCTGCCCCTGCGCAACTTCGCTGTCAAGGGTGTCAGCCTCGCCAAACAGGCGGGGGTGGGGTTCCTTACCCCGTTTGACGACCTTAGCCAGTGGAACTACTTCGTAGACCACTTCGAGCTGGACGAAACCCTCGCCACTGAGGGTGCGGGGCCGCTGGACGTTGACCAAATGATCAGCGACGGCATTGACTGGAGCATTCGGCTGCTGCGGGCCGGGGTGGACGCCAACAGCAAGCTCATTGACTTTGACGACATGATTTACGGCCCGCTGATCCACGACCTCAAAATGTGGGAAAACGACTGGGTCTTGATTGACGAGGCTCAGGACACCAACAATAGTCGCCGCGCCCTCGCCAAGAAGATGCTACGTGCGGGCGGGCGCTTGATTGCGGTGGGCGACAGGCACCAAGCAATCTACGGCTTTACCGGGGCCAACCACGACAGCCTTGACATCATTGGCCGCGAGTTTAACTGCTCGTACCTGCCGCTGACCATCACCTATCGCTGCCCCAAGGCGGTCGTTCGGCACGCGAAGCAGTGGGTCAACCACATTGAGGCGGCACCTACCGCGCCTGAAGGAGCAGTTCGGGAAATGATGGAGCCCGAGTTCCGCAAGCTGGACCGCGATAGCTTGGGGCCAGAATCTGCCGTGCTGTGCCGCAACACGAAGCCGCTTGTCAGCCTCGCATTCCACTTCATTCGGCGGGGCATTCCGTGCCACGTTGAGGGCAAGGAAATCGGCAAGGGGCTGCTCGTACTGGTGAACAAGTACAAGACTACAGACCTCACCGTGCTGCGGGCCAAGCTGGAAGAGTACCTGGACCGCGAGCGGCAGCGGTTGCTCGCCAAGGGGCAGGAACAGCGGGCCGACGCGCTCAGCGACCGGGTGGAAACCCTGTTCGTAATGATGGACACGGTGGAAACCGTGGGCGACCTGCGCGAGCGACTCAACACCATGTTTGACGACACCTACGGGCAGCCCAAGCGGCTCACCCTTAGCACTATCCACAAGGCCAAGGGCCGCGAGTGGGAGCGGGTGTATTGGTTCGGACGCAATCTGTATCAGCCGTCCAAGTACGCCCGGCAGGACTGGCAAATGGGCCAGGAAATCAACCTCATGTACGTGGCGGCAACTCGCGCCAAGTCCGAGCTCGTGGAAGTGGTGGGGCTATGAGGGTTCTTTACGAAGTCTATCGGCGCACCCCTCGTGGTCGTTTGGTGGAGCCCAAGCGTCAGTATCCTTGGGATGTCGGACACCCGAACTACCCATTCGCAAGTGGCTACGCCTCACTCCACGAAGCAGTGGCAGCCATTGAAAAAGCACTGACGCAGGAAGAGCAGGACAACTACGGCGAAAACCAGTTCAGGCTAGACGAGCTGGTTATCGTTCAGGGGCTACGGCCATGAACAATTGCCCGAAGTGCGGTAGGACGGAGCTCGTAGCCCGCAACGGCATGAAGCTAGGCGACAGGTTGTGGCTGGACGGCTGGATTCAGGTAGACATCAACGGGTTTACTGCCGACGCTGTTCAAGTATGGAACCCGTTGTCAAGGAAGCTGGAGTGGTACAAGGACAACCTACTGGCCAAGAAGAGGCCCGGTGATGTCTAACACCTTACGCGAAAGGGGGGTGAGTGCTACCTTGTATGCGGCAGTAACCGGAACAGGGTCACAAGTTATGCGCAAGCCGAAGGTGTACCTCATTGCACAACCGACCGTGGATCGTAATGGTCGGACGCCCAAGCTGGACAAGCTGGATGAATACGGTGAAGTAGTAACCGTTATCCGCTCAGGCGATACGCCAAGCCAGCGACCGGACAAGTGTTTGCAGATTGTCATTGATCGGTTGGAAGCGTTTGACCCCGAGGTGGACTACCTCGTGTGGGCAGGTGGTGACAGCCTTGCCGCCCTCATGGCAGGTATCGTGCTGGAACGCCGAGGCGTACAGCGGGTGCGGTGGCTGAAGTACGATCGACCTAAGCTACCGAACGGGCAGCGTACCGACATCGGGGCGAAGTACAACCCAGTCTGGATGACCATTTACTCAGGAATTCAACAGGCGGCATCATGACTAACAGTGCTACGATTGACTTCGCAGCAGACAGCAAGGGCCACGCCAGTAAGGCGACGCTGGATCTCGCGGTGCGCGTAATCAAGGGAGTGCAGTATGTGGCCGAGCAGGAAGCCAAGCTGAAGGAAGCCAAGGCAAAGCTGCGCGAGCTACAGGAAGTGACGCTGCCGGGGGCCATGCTTGCCGATAACATTCACACGGTAACCATCGGCGGCAGCACCGTCAACCTGGAAAACATTGTCAGCGCCCGCATTCCCAAGGCGGGCCATGCCGATGCAATGAAGTGGCTGTTGGACAACGGCCACGGTAACCTCATCAAGTACACGGTGGAAGCAGCGTTTGACCGTGAAATGCGGTCGGAGGCCATGGGCCTCGCCGCCATCGCAGAAAATCGCGGAGGCCGCACCACCGTCAAGGAAGGTGTTCATCCTTCTACCCTGAAGGCATGGGTTAAGAAGGTCGTTCCCACCGGGGCTGACCTGCCCCACGACCTGCTTCACATCTTTGTGGGGCAGCGGGCCGTAGTCGCGGGCCAAACAACCACTGATGATGAAGAGTAGCCAACCAAACGCTCAAGGAGCAAATCATGGCAAGCAAGGCTGATTCCGCCAAGACACCCGGAACGGCTGTGGCGGCACCGGGAGCCTCGCAGACAACCGCCCTCGCGGCGGCGCTGGACCCCTCGCTGCTGATGGAGGATGCGCAGCAGGATCTTGGGTTTAGGGCCGAGGATGTGGCCATCCCGTTTGTGAAGGTGGCCCAGAAGATGTCCCCGCAGATTGACAAGCGGGCAGCGGAGTACATTCAGGGGCTGGAAGAGGGTGACTTCTTCAACAACGTGACCATGGAGCACTGGAAGGGGGAGACGGGCTTCCTCTTCGTGCCGTGCGCGTTCCGCCCGTCCTACACCGAGTGGCGTCCGCGCGATACGGGCGGCGGTCTGGTGAAGGACCACGGCATGGACGACAGCGTTATGAAGTCGGCCACCCGCGACGACAAGGGCAAGCTCGTGTTGCCCAACGGCAATCACCTCGTGCAGTCCGGTATGTACTACGGCTTCATTGTCAACGACAATGGTGGGTTCAGCCAAGTCGTGGTCAACCTGTACGGGTCGCAGCTCAAGAAGTCCCGCCGTTTCAACAGCCTGATCAGCACCTTGCAAATCGGGCACCCCACGACCGGGGTGCCCTTCCGCCCGGCACCGTTCTACAAGGCGTACCGCTTCACCACGGTGCCCGAGAGCAACGATCAGGGCAGCTGGATGGGTGTCAAGATCGAGTACGGCCCGGATCTGGTCACGCTTCCCAACGGAGGCAACACCTACCTCGCCGCCCGCGAGTTCCGGGATCTGGTCACGGCGGGCCGGGCCAAGGTTAAGCTGGAAGAGTTCGAGGCCGAGGCCAAGGCCGAAGTTGTGTCCGACAAGGCATTCTAACACCTTCAGTTCAGCTTCGTACAGCCCCCCGGTTCGCAAGGGCCGGGGGGTCTGCACCCCCATAAAATTCTATGCGGCTTCACCATGCAATTGGACGAACTGGATGTTCGCCGCTTCGCGGCCCTGTTCGACGGATACACTAAGGCATACGGCGAAACAAAGCTGACCGGGCAGCTCACCAAAGCCGGGAAAGTAGAAACCAAAAACCGTGTCGTTCGTGGTCAAGTACAACACGATCACTTTGTAGCACATCTTGACGGCACGGGTCCGACCATTGGGATTATCATGTTGCGCGAAGATGACACGGTCATGTTCGGCGCAATTGACTACGATAACCCACGCATGGATCACGTGAAGGCAGAACAGACCATTAAAGAAAAGGGTCTGCCGCTTGTGCTGTGTCGCAGTAAGAGCGGCGGCGGTCACTTCTACTGCTTTTGCACCGACCCTGTTCCCGCCCGTGTAATGCAGGACAGGCTGACTGAGTGGTCGGCCATGTTGGGCATGTCCAGCAAGACGGAAAAGTTTCCAAAGCAGACCAGTCGCTTCAACGAAGACGACATTGGAAACTATATCAACCTGCCGTACCATAAGGCGTATGCTACGGAGCGCTATGCCGTAATAGACGGTCGCCCGGCGTCGCTGGCGCAGTTCCTTACTGCCGCCCAAGCGGCACGGGTGCCGCCCGCCAAGCTAATGAAGTCGTGGATTGTGCAGACAAGTGACCTGTTCTACGAAGGGCCACCCTGCCTTCAGCAGCTTGAAGCACAAGGCGGTTTCGTTGAAGGCACGCGCAATGACGGCATGTTCAACGTTGTAGTGTACCTGAAGAAGCGGTACCCGGACAGCTGGAAAGACCAAGTCGATCAGTACAATACGGCGATGGCCAAGCTGGGCTCAGAAGAAATTGAGCACTTGAAGAAGTCGGTCAGCCGTAAGAGTTACACCTATCGCTGCAAGCTGCCCCCCATCAATTCGTACTGCCAAAGAAGCGCATGTCTCGCTCGCCAGTTTGGGATCGGTGACATTGGCAACGACGAGGACGCCTATCGCGAGTACGAGATACAGGCGTTGACCCGCTACGACCATGGCCCCGGTGAAGAGCCAATCTGGACCATGGAAATTGACGGCAAGCGGGTGCAGATGAACACGGCGCAGTTTTACGGCAAGGACGAGTTCAACAAGCAATGCATGTCACAGATTGGCATCGTGCCGTTTCCAGCTATGACGCCCAAGAAGTGGTTGTCGTACTTGAACCGTATCGTGCCAACCGCCGACATCGTGCAGATGCCGGAAGAGGCTAGTCCCACCGGGCAGCTTTGGGAATGGATCATTAAGTTCTGTACACAGAAGGTGTACGCCGCAAGCCGTGAAGAGATTTTCGTTGGCGGCAAGCCGTACCGTGACGGCAATGTTGTCTGGTTTCGTATCACTGACTTGTACACCTTCCTTGACAACCACCGCATCAGCTATAAGAATCAACAAGCCGTGTCGCTGTTGCTGCATCAGCGCGGCTCGGAAAAGAAGTTTTGGAATGTGGCGGGCAAGGGTGTCAACGTCTGGGGGGTTAAAGTAGAAGACCCAGTAGTGCTTGAGTCTAAGCCCAAGGTGGCGGCAGCCAAGCCAACCGAGGAGTTCTAGGCAATGGCACTGGAAGCTATCCCGACTGTGTATCGGGGCACCAAGTTTCGTAGTCGGCTAGAGGCCCGATGGGCGATATTCTTTACCGCTATGAAGCTGCGGTACACCTACGAGCCGGAACCCTTTGACCTAGGCGACCTCACTTACATACCTGACTTCTGGCTTGAGGACTTTCGCTGCTATGCGGAAGTGAAGCCAACCCCGGAACACATGGGCGGTGACGCATACGAAAAAGCGCGACGCCTGTCGGAAAAGACAGGTGCGCCTGTGGTTGCCCTGATAGGGCTTCCAGACTTCACCGCCTATTCGGTTATGACTGGGAAAGGGTGGTATGGCGATTATGGAGCCGTGCTCACCAAGTACCCCGTCACGGGCAAAATGGATCAGGTGCGTAGGTACCTAGAAAACGACCCGGTCTACACGACCGCTGTCAATGCCGCACGGCAGAAGAGGTTTAAGTGATGCGGCAAACTGAAATTATCTACGGCCCACCGGGTACAGGTAAGACCGAGTACCTGCTACGTACACTTGAGGGCTACCTGTCCAAAGGGTACGCCCCGGAGCAAATCGCCTTCGTAAGCTTCAGCCGACGGGCGGTACTAGAAGCGGTGACGCGCGCCCGCGAGGCGTTTCCAAGCTACTCGGCTGATTCTTTTGTTCACTTCCGTACGATCCACGCCACTGCCTATCACCTGCTTGGCCTAAGCCGAGAAGATGTATTTGGCCAGAAGCACCTTGCCATCTTTGGTGAACAGGCGGGCCTTGACTTTAAGATGGGGCCAAACCAAGAGGGCCAACCGTGGGAGGGCACCGTTGGCGACAAGTGCCTGACGCTGATTAACAATGCCAAGAACCGGGCAACGCCCCTGCGCGAAGAGTGGCAGCGGGCCAACCTTGATAACCTATCTTGGGAAGTACTCAACCATGTGGCTATCAAGTACGCCCGGTTCAAAGAAGTCAACGGGCTGGTAGACTTCTGCGACATGATTGACGAGGCTAGAACGCGCACCTTGAGTGGGGTTAAAGTGCTCATTGTTGACGAGGCACAGGATACGAATAGTGCCCAGTGGAACCTGTTGCGTGGAGTAAGTAAAGATGCCGAGTACGTTCACCTCGCAGGAGACGACGATCAAGCGGTTTACGGATGGAGTGGAGCGGATACTGAAATGCTGTGGCGGATCAAAGGAACACGGACTGTGCTCCCGGTGTCTCACCGTCTTCCAGCGCGTGTTAAGGAACTTGCCGATCGAATCTCTAGTGGAATTCAATCACGAGTACCAAAACAATACGCCGCTCGTGCTGAAGAAGGAAGCGTATCTTATATTCCCAATGTTGATTACCTTGACCTACGAGGAAGATCAACATGGCTCCTTATCGCCCGAAATAACTATCAGCTTGACGCGCTTAGAGAAGTGGCCAGATCACAGGGGGTTGTTTATTCGCTGTCCGACGGACGTTGGTCTTGGAGCAGCCCTGCGGTCAAGGCAGCCCTCGCATATGAACGCCTTCGAAACGGCAAGCAAGTGTCTAAGGTTGAGGCGCGCAACATCCTCAGCTTCGTAACCCGCCACCCTGTTCATGCCGACACCTTGCCAGATGTTGTCGTCTGGACCAACTTGTTTAGTGGCGACGCCCGCCCCAACTGGATGGAAGGGCTCACCGCCATGAGCAGCAGCGACCGTGAATATATTCGGCTTCTGCGTAAGTCTGGCGAAAGTCTAAGCGAACCGGGCCGGGTGCGCATTGGCACGGCTCACAGCGTAAAGGGGGCTCAGGCCGACAAGGTGGCCATCATTACCGACATTGGGGCTCGGGTGGCACAAGGGGCCATAACCGACCCCGACGCTGAACTAAGAGTGCAGTATGTCGCAGCAACCCGTGCCCGCGAAGAGCTCTTTATCGTGGATCCCCAAACCCGCTACTTCTGGAGCTTCAACTAATGGGGGTCAGATGTTGCAACGCGATGAGGATGGTGACTACATTTGTCTCACCTGTGGCAAGGTCATCGAAGCCTATCTAGGCTTTCAGCATTGCAGCACAGGCTGTATGTTGGCTGACATACTGGACGACGACAGCTACATCACAAAGGAGAAAGAGCCCAATGACGCTGATTGAGCTGTTGCCCGCCTCAGTTGACTTGGCCATCTATAGGGGCGATACGTTCCTGCAGGAATTCATTTGGGAACAACCTGCGGCAACCCCGGTCAACATCACAGGCTACAACATCACTGCTCAGGTTCGCTTGAAGCAGGATGCGGATGACCCGGCGCTGGAAACCTTCACTACCACTATCACCGATGGTCCGGCGGGCAAGTTCACTCTGGGCCTGACCGCCACGCAAACGCAGGGTCTTCCAAAGAAGCCTATGTACTGGGACGTCCAGTACCTCAACGGCTCAGAAAAGCGCACTCTCATGGCGGGCAAGATCAAGCTCACCAAGGACGTGACCCGGCCATGAGCGATCCCATTACGATTGTAACTCAGGTTCCGGCAGCGGTTGCTATCACCGTCGCTGCCGTTGGCCCGCAAGGCGCGACCGGGGTAGGCACGCGCAAGTTCGCCGCTGTCTTTGAATGGGGTGATGCCTACTATGCCGGGGTGCTCGTTCCCGGTCAAGCAAGTCGCGTTCGTGCCAATGGGGCGGGCAGCTTCTCCCGCTTTATGGTTGATGCTGACGTAGCCTGTGACGCCCAGTTTGACATTCTAAAGAATGGCGTCAGCATCTTTGGGGTTGGCTCAACCAAGCCCAACCTCACCGCCGATGTGGCCTACGATTCATCGGTAATGACCGATATCACCACGGCAGTTGCCGAAGGCGATTTGATCATGGGCGTGCTGGAAAGCTACACTGGCTCAGCCAAGCAAATCACCCTGACTTGCTTCATTAGTCCGGCCTAACTGTACAGGCAAGGGAAAACTCCCCCTTGCCTGTATTGTCACCCGGAGCTATATTAGTGGGGTAGGTGGTGCCGACGTTTCAGTAGCTAGAAGCCAAGGGCTTTCTAACAGAGGGGTACACGTAACGATGGTTCAGTATCCAGCAACTCACACGTCATTGCTCATTGAGCGCATCCCGGAAGGCAAGTTCCGGGTGACGCGAGTGCCGCCAGACGCTCGCGTCACAACCCATAATCCCAAGGAGGGTCGGTGGATTCTCTGGCAGCGTAACCGTGAGCACTTGGAAGAAGTGCCCATGTCAATTCTGCTGGGTGCGTTCAACCACACGCACACGATCAAGATCAAGCGGTTCACTTCACACGAAAACGCCATTATGGCGGGATACGGAGCGGTGTACAACATGAGTGCAAGCGAGAGCAACGAGGCGACCGAGGCCGTGGAAGAGGGCGGCAAGAAGAAGCGCAACCGTAAGCCGAAGGCGGAGGGCGCGGAGGCGACGCCCCGTGGCCCGCACCTGACGCAGATCGAGCCGAAGGCGCTGGACCAGATCAAGGCGGCGCGGCAGGGCAGCAAGATCGCTCACATGATCGACCTGCTGTACGCGGGTGTCTTCGCGGATGACCTGAAGTCGGCGCTGGAGCGCAAGGGCCGCGCTCTGTCGGGCCGCGTCTACAAGGTGCACGGCTACGGCATCAAGTCCAGCATCGTGGATGGCCGGGTGTACTATCAGCTCGTGCTGCCCACGGGCCTCCGTGCCCCGCTGGAGCACGTGATCCCCGAGCCGCCGAAGCCGCCGAAGGCGAAGGCTGCTGAGGCCGAGGAGGGCGCGGAACCGAAGGCTGCCAAGCCAAAGAAGGCTAAGAAGGCCAAGGCGGCTGTCGGTGCTGATGACTCCGGCGAAGCCACGGCCGAGTAAGCCACGCCTCATCAGGGCGGAGCGAAGCGGGTGCAGGGTGCTCTACTAGTGGGGCACCCTGTACTTCATTCAACGAGGAGGGGGTCGTGCCGTACGACATCATCAACATCCGTGGTACAAGTGGCAGCGGCAAGTCAACGCTGATGACGGAGCTTATCAAAGCGTTTGACATGAAGCCCGAGTTTCCGGCCATCGGCAACAGCGCAGGTAAAAAGAAGATCAAGTACGACTGGTACATGACCGCCACCCCCAAGCTCGCCATCGTCGGCGACTACCAAAACGACTGCGGGGGCTGTGACGGCATTACTGAGAAGGGCCGGGCACAAGACATCATTCAGGACAGGGTTCGCACTCTGCGGGCCATGGGGCACAAGGTACTGTTCGAAGGCTTGCTCATTAGCCACATTTATCAGCGGTACGCTGATATGGCCCTGAACGAGTATCCGGGCCGCATGGTACTCGCGGCACTGGACACGCCGCTTGACAAGGCTATTCAGCGGGTAGGCGACCGCCGTGAGAACAAGGGCAAGTCCCGCCAGTTCAACACGCACAACACGGAAAAGATGTACAATGACGTCCTGCGGTGCGAACAGAAAGCCAAGGCCGACGGGGTGCCGTGGGTGTGGATCAATCACGAGATGGCAGTGGAACACACCATTGAGCTTCTCGGTTTGTGAAAGAGGACCTGGAGGCCCAAATCCTTGAGGCGTTTCGTAACGCCTTGTGCGATGACTATTGCCTCGTGGACAACTGTCTACGGTGCAATCAAGCTCGCTTGGATGCGGTACGGCCTCTACTCTTTAAGATACCGACAGCCATGTTTCAACAAAAGTGGCTGGAAACTGAAGCCCTCGTAGCTGATGGAGTACGGCACAAAGACGCGTTGACCGTACTGACCGAAGTGCTGACACAGCTTGGAACGCCCCCTAAAAGAAAGCCTCGTATATGAAAGTAACCATCCCAGTAGACGATGAAGAATGGGAGCTGGACGCCGAGCCCTTCTTCTACTGGATCAACGAGCGGCACAAGATCTACCTACGGAGGAAGAGTGGGAATTCGGGTCCGTGGACGGATGACCCTATTCTCCGCGATTATAGATTCTGCAACGTGTTTCGCGAGCTGGACACCGTCACCATCTGGATTGAAGAAAATATTCGTAAGCCCTACGCGAAGCACCACAACCTGTGGTTTCTACTCGCCATGGCGCGGAATACGAATTGGCCCGGTACGCTGCGTCAGCTACTACGCGAAACCGCCCTGCCAGATGAGTTTGACTACGACCAATGGAAGTCAATCTATACGGGCCGTCAGGCCAACGGGCTGAAGACCTTTGGTAATGCCTACCTCATTACGAACGGGGGTAAGAGCATGCCAAAGGAAGACTTCGTCTTTACCCATGTGCTGAAGCCAATCTGGGACGCCACTCGTGCGGGCGAAAGCCGTGACTTTGATGAACTGTTTGACCCTGCTGTGAATGGCGGCACCCAATATTCATTGGAGCAGGTCTGGAAGTGGTTTCGCAACTACAATGGCTTCGGGCCGTTCATTGCCTACGAAGTGGTCACCGACCTTCGGTGGACACGGTACCTTCGCAATGCTCCAGACATCATGACATGGGCTAATGCCGGGCCGGGGGCACTGCGGGGGCTAAATAGACTGGCAGGGCGCATCGCTGATGCCCCTCTGCGACAGCAAACGGCCCTAGCCCTTATGCGGGGGCTGCTTGCCGTGGCCAATGATGTCGGTAGCCCGTTGGGTAATCACATTCCGGGTTCTCTAGAAATGCGGGACATTGAACACAGCTTGTGCGAAACTGACAAGTACCTGCGAGCCAAAACCGGCGAGGGGCGACCCAAGGTGACGTATGACTGGCGGAAAGCCGCGTCCTAGTTGCAACGTAACCCCGAGGTGCGCAATGCTTTGGGCATTTCTTGGGGCTTGTCTTTGGGGTGTTCTACTGCTTATACTAGGGGCGGTTACCTAGTGGCCCTCTTTACCTAAGGAGACTGAATGCACACCATTAATGCACGGAATGTAAACGAGGCATACGTGCTCGGAGCACGGTTGCTTCACTACTACGGCTACATTCAAAAGACCCGTAACGGGTCGGCCTATGTGGCGAACGAGCCCGTGGTGACAACCTACCGTCGGCCCATGGAGCGGGTGCTGTTCGGTGAGGACCGTGATGCCAACCCGTACTTCCACCTGTTTGAAAGCCTGTGGATCTTGGCCGGGCGCAAGGACGTTCGTTGGCTTGCCCAGTTCAATAGCCAGATCGCCAAGTACAGTGACGACGGTGAGTACTTCTACGGTGCCTACGGGTTCCGCATGCGTCGTGACACTGGCGGCGACATGTTGGCTGAAGCCGTCACCATGCTACAGAAGGACAGGTACAGTCGGCGGGTGTACGTGCCCATCTACTTTCCAAAGGATGTAGGGGCCAACAGCAATGACATCCCCTGCAATGTGGGCATCAAGCTAGAGGTTGACCCCGCCAACCGCCTGAACATGTTGGTGTTCAACCGCAGCAACGATATGATTTGGGGCACGTTCGGGGCCAATGCAGTTCACTTCAGCGTTATCCAAGAGTATGTGGCGGGGTGCGTTCAGGCCGAGGTGGGGTGGTACGAGCAGGTGAGCGGCAACTTCCACGCCTACACGGACGTCTGGGAAAAGCATGAGCTGGACAACGTTGTTCAGCATGGGTCTTTCCGTGTTGACCCGTATGAGAATGGCTTGGTGCGCCCCTACCCCCTATTCACAGGCGACGTTACTCAGGCCCAGTGGGATCGCGACCTGCGCGAATTTACCAACGAGGCACAGGGCATCAACCCCACTGAGGACTATCAAACCCCGTACTTTCAGTATGTGGTGACCCCGCTGTTTGACAGTTGGGAGTTCTACAAGCAAGGCAACAAGGGACTTGCCATCATTGCCGCTGAGGAGTGCCGCGCCGAGGACTGGCGCAAGGCGTGCGTGGAATGGCTTGAGCGGCGTACCTGGAAGGAGGTCTAGTGGACAACAACGACACAAGCTACCGCGACTTCATCCGCATGGTGGCAGAGGCTGATGCGGAAGCCGTCCTTGCCAAAGATATCGCCTATGGTGCAAGTTGGAAAAAGCGGGGTGGGCCGGGTGCCTTCATGGTCAGTATTCGTAAGGCCGACAGGCTTGAGGAACAGGCCAAGGCATGCGGGTACGACGTGTTCAAGGCTATTGCACGGGTTGACGAAGGTGGGGAGTCAGCCATTGAAAGCATTCGCGACCTGCGACGCTACCTTATCTTGATTGAGGCAGAAGCATATGCGCAAGGCATCCTCGCGATCCAAGATCCGTTCCCTCTTGAAGAAGTCAGCCCACTCTACGAGGGAGATCCGCATGACGACCCCACTGGGGCTCATAAAACCCAATAGCGTCGCAATCGGTAGCCTCATCGCGCATAGTGCAGAAGACTTGTTTGAGTGGAGCAGCACGCCGGGTGGACAGCAGATCACAGGTAGGATCAACCGGAATTTGCACCAACGGTTGATGGAAATCGTAGATCGCTACCCTAGCCTCTACGACCGCCTAACACTGGCGTGACGAGCCTCACCCTGCTATATTGCAGGGTAGGCCACACGCCACTTTCATAGGGGGTACCCATGTTTCTTAATTCCACGCAAATGGACGATCTGCAGGACTTGTTTGACGCCACCGTAATGGAGGCCGAGGACAAACAGGAACAGGATGAAACCACCGCTATGTTGAACGTCAGCAAAGTAGAAACCCTGCAATACCTGTTTGACTTGGACAAAAAGCTGAAGCGCATCCACACCGCACTCATCGCCGACGGCAAGCACGCTGAAGCCGCTGTGCTCGTCGCCCTGTTCGTAGTGGACGAGTAATGATTTACCGCCTCATTGGCTTCGTGTATTACACGGTCACCGGGCTTATGATGCTGTCCATCGGCATTGGCCTCATCGCATTTGCCGTGCTGCTTGTGCTATCATGAGCTGGACACCCCCCGCAGAGTTTCCGCGCCTTAGTGGCCTCGTAGCCATTGACACCGAAACCCGTGACCCCCACATTGAGCCGGGTCGCGGGCCGGGATGGTGCTTCAGTAGCTTGCCCATGGACGAGCGCGGGTACATCGTGGGCGTAGGTGTCGCATGGGAAGGCGGCAAGGGCTATTGGCCGGTTCGCCACGAACCGGGCGGCAACTTTGATCCCGACCTTGTCTTCAGGTGGATTCGGCACTATGCCCATGGTGACGATGTACAGTGGGTCTTTCACAACGCAATGTACGACCGTGGATGGTTTAGCACCGAAGGCATCCACTTCCATCGTGTTCATGACACCCAGACGGCTGCCCCCCTGCTGAACGAGTACCGGGACAGCTACAGCCTTGACAACCTCGCCATCCACTATACGGGCAAGGGTAAGTCACAAGAGGGTATGAACCGGGCACTGCTTGAGCTCAGTCAAAAGCTTGGGCGCAAGGACAAGAAGCCTGACAAGGGCTTGATCTGGCGGCTGCGCCCCGAACAGGTGGGCGAGTACGGTGAAGACGATGCCGCCCGTACCCGTGCGCTGTGGCTTGTGCTGGAAGAGCACTTGACGGCTGAAGATCTGTGGCGCGTGTACAACATGGAGATTGAGCTTCAGGACGTGCTACTGGACATGCGCCGTCGCGGCATACGCATTGATGCCGACAAGCTGGAACCTGCTCGCAAGACGCTGCACCGCATGGCCGAAGAGGCCCAGACTGAGATTAACCGGGCTGCCGGGTTCCACGTTAACGTCAACAGTGGCGAAGATATTGCCAAGCTGTTTGACAAGCACGGTGTGACCTACCCGCTAACACCAAAGACAAAGAAGCCTAGCTTTACGCAGGACTGGCTCTTAGCCCATGAAGATCCGGTGGCCAAGCTGATCGTTGCTGCCCGCAAGCCGATGAAGACGGTGAGCACTTTCGTTGAAGGCTTCTTTATCCAGAAGCAAGTCAGCGGGCGTATCCACCCAGAAATTATTCCATTGGCGCGTGGCGAAGACGGTGGGGCCGTCAGCGGGCGCATGTCGGCCCGGAACCCCAATGTAATGAACCCGCCCAACCTAGAAAAAGACCCGTTCAGCGGCAAGCTAATCCGGGAAATATTTCTACCGGAAGAGGGCTGTAAGTGGGCGAGCTGCGACTACAGCCAACAGGAACCGCGATTGGCTGTTCACTACGCATCAGTCGCCGGGTTCCGTAGCGTTGAAGCCTTTGTCAAGGCATACAACGAAGATGTAACTACGGACATGCACACCCTGACGGCACAGATCATGGGCATCGGGCGCAAGCCCGCAAAGATTATGAACCTTGCCCTGATGTACGGGCGCGGGGGTGCGAGTACCTGTCATCAGCTTGGGCTGCCCACCGAGTGGAAGACTGTTCGGGGTCGGCCGCTTGAAGTGGCCGGGCCGGAAGGCCAAGCGTTGATTGACACGTACTTTGACAAGATGGCCTTCGTTAAGGACTTGTCAGACGAGTGCAAGCGGCGAGCAAAGAAGCGTGGCTATATTCTCACACTGGGCGGGCGCAAGTGTCGCTTCTACCAGGAAGGCGTGCCCGAAACTGAGGGGTATGGCTTTACCTACAAGGCACTCAACGCCCTAATCCAAGGCAGTGCCGCCGACCAAACCAAGCTCGCCATGATTGAGTACTGGAAAGAATTTAAGGTGCCACCGCTCGTGCCTGTACACGACGAACTGGGCCTGAACGACCCGCAAGACGGTAGTGTCCAGCGAGCAGTTCAAATCATGCGGGACGTGGTACAGCTTCGTGTTCCAATGCTGGTTGACCTCGCCATCGGCAACAGTTGGGGTGAGTGCGTGTGATTAAGCACTGGAGACTTATCGTACTTCTTGTGCTGCTAGGAATTGGCGTAGCAATGAATGCTCATGACCGCAAGCATCGTTGGAATAACCTTATGACGCGAGCGTTTGGAAAAGAAAAATGACCAGCGAATACGATGAAGGTTTCAACGCCGGGCAGGATTCGTTACTAGACGAAGTTGCCGCCCTCCGCGCCGAGGTCGAGCGACTGCGCAAGGCGTTGCAAACGGTTTGCGACGATTGCGAAGTCATCGTATGCGACTGCGGCGAACCTTACGCGGGCACAGACCCGCATGAAGTAGCCCGTGCCGCCCTGCGCGGCGAGGAGAAATAATGGGAAGCGTTAGATTTCAGGGCAAGAGACAGGTGTGGCCGGACGGCACTATTCGTATGAAGGGCAAGCGGTACTACGACCCGAGCGGTCGCCTAATGAAACATGTAGGTGGCACCGTCAAAGTCGACAACCCGCTGAGCTGGAAATTTCAAGAAGCTGAGAAGCTTGGGGTGTACACTAAGGATGACTTCTTTATCTGCAACCTTAGCGAACTTCCAGAGGGATATCGAGCCATTCCTTCACCGTCTGGGGTGACTTTAGAAGCTCTTTGATTGACTGCTTCTTTTCCAGCGCCCGTAGAATTTTGACATCTACGGTTCCGGGTGCCACGAAGTCAAAGACTGTGGTGGGCAAGTCTTGCCCGCGCCTGTAGTTTCGCTCTAGCGACTGGGTGCGGGCTTCGTTGCTCCATGTGTGGCTGTAGTAGAACATGGTATCGGCCTCGTTCATAGTAAGGCCGCGAATGCCCTTCTTCAGCGTAAGCACCAATGCCTTCGGGCCAGTTGGCTTTCGCCACTCGCGTAGGGCTTCGCTATTTTCAATGGCGTCTTGTTCGCCGTAATACAGGGCTGAGCCAATACCCCCTTCGTCGAGGGCTTCATGGATCATTTCCACGTTGGCTTTGAAGGCACACCAGATGACTATCTTCCGGCGGGCCTGTTCGGCCATGCTGACCATGACTTTGAGCCGGGGGGTGTTGCTGAAGATAACGTTTTCGCCCTCAACCCGCACGAACCCACTGGCAATCTGCTGAAGCTTGACGAGCCTAGCTACTGCAAGCTCAGCTTCCACCCATTTACCCTCGAGAACTTCTACCGTGTACTGGGACTTGAGCTCCCCGTACATGCGGGCTTGCTCGTCCGACATTTCCACCGTCAGACGCTCGAAGGTCCGTTCCGGTAGATCCATACAGTCCTTCTTTTCCTTGAAGTAGCTGTACGGGCCAATGCGACGCATGAGCTCGTCCACGTTCTTGTAGCCAACAATCTTATTCCACCGCCCAACCTGCTTGGTGAAGTAGTGCTTGAACGTGCTGTAACGGGTCAGGCGTAGAATGTTGTCGTCGGTAAAGCGGCACTGACTATACAAGCGTTCAATGCCTTCGGCTACGGGGGTGCCGCTGAGGATGCGGCGGTAGGGTGCGAGCTTTGCCAACGTCACAGCATTACGGGTGCGTGTAGAACTGGGCACGCCGATAAGCTGGCTTTCGTCAACGCAGAACAGGGTGGGTTGGCTCTTAAGGAACCACTCCGCAAAGTCCCTGCCGCTCTTGTGGCTGAGTGCTTCAAGGTTGAGCATTACAAGGCGAAGGCAGTCCGTCTTTACAAGGTCGGCCATCGCCTCCTTGCGCTTCTTGCCCATGCCGCTCCGGTAAATCTCCGCCCGGTAGCGAAGCCACTTCGGCGCATGCTTGGCGAACTCGGCGGGCCACTCAAGGTGCAAGCCGTTCTCAGCCGCAATGAGTATGCCCTTGATCTTGCCCGTCTTGTACAAATGGGCAGCAGTGTCTACGAGGATCTTGCTCTTGCCCGTGCCGGGTTCCATGAAGTACATGAAGCCGGGCAGGTCGCGACCTAGTAGAAACCCAATACGCTGATGGGTGTCCGGTGCCGTGCCGTATTCAAAGTCATCCCCATCAAGGTCTAGTGCGGCGACGCGCTTGGCTTCAGCGTCCTTAGCCTCTTCAGCGTCGCGTGCCCAGACAGCAAAGATCTCCGCAAAGCTTGGATCCCATTCAGCATCAGGGAACTTGGTTTGCAGGTACTCAACGTTGTCTGGGATGAGGTCTACAATGGCATCCCGATCAGCCCACGTAACGCCCCCCGGTACTGAACGTAGGGTGTCCAGTACACCACCCCCGAGGGAGGTTTTTATACGCGCCTGATTAGAGCCTTCTGGTAGTATGTGCATTATTGGAACTATTAGCTACCCTTTCGGGGTAATAACTGCTCGTATGTGTTGGCAGCCCTTAAGCTTAGGAGTTACCCTATTGGCCTATTACCGAACCATTTTTGGAAAAAACTTTTTGATCGGTTATAGTAACCCTATATAGGCAATAGGCCAATACGCCGAATGCCCCTCTGGCGCGTGCCGTTTGCCCCCCACCAAACAACCCGACCCCCATGGGGTTTGTGTCCCTGAGGGTCGGTAGCGACGCTGGATTTACGTCTGGCCGGGCCTGTTGCGCCACCACTGGCGCGTACAGTGCAACGCGAAGAAGGTTGTCCCGGCTATTACACATGGAATGAAGTAGTGCCCCACGGCATGAACCCAGTACCGCTTGATATCAAACCAAAAGATGTCTTCGGGGCGACAGGGACGCTGCCCGGCCCACTGTGCAATATACCACATCTAGTTCACAGCCGCAAGCTAAAGACCCGCGCTGTGAGCGTAATGGCGGGTCCAGTTTCCCAGTTGTTGAAGGGCAGCGTGGCCAACCCCACCCCTCCGTCAATACGAATAAAGGGTTGCTTCTTTGTACAGAGCTTCTGGAGGGCGTCGTTCGCTTTGCGAACACTGTTGAGCGTGTCCCGAACTTCAGTCAGCCGGGCAAGGGCTTGGTATCTGGAACTCTCAGCCGAGTCGGCGCGGGCACGCTCGTCACGAATCGTTGAGTCCTGTTTCACAACCGTGTTCTCAAGGTTTGAAACAATGGACACAAGAATGGGAACGCTGTCGAAAGCGGAGGGCGCGTCGGCAAGACGCTTTTGAAGGGCTCGTTTATCAGCCTTCAGGCCCGCGATTGCAGTGTCGCGCACGCGCACCGCACCCTTCAGGCTGTCAAGGTAAATTGTGACGCGTTGATTGTGCTTGAGCAATTGGTTGATCTCATCTGTCTGCTGCTCAAGCTTTTCGTTCTGTTCCTCAAACTGTTGCCGGATTTTCTTGACGTTCTTGTACTCGCCGAACAGGTACACTCCCCATTCAACAAGCACGAGCAGCACAATGATTAGAAAGCCGAGCAGCACCCACATGCGATACTTACGCCACAGATTCAACACTGATGTACCCCAGTACCGGGTCAGAGGGTTGAATTAGCTTGACAGCGACAGCGGTACCGTTGCGTTCAAACGCACTGCCTTCAATCGTGGTATTGGCTTCCACGGTGATGACAGGGTTTTGCACATTTTCAACAACAATGCCCACATGGTTCGCGTCCGGCTTCTTTGCATTTCCGTACAGAACCATATAGCCGAGGCCGGGTTTCTTTACAAATCGCTTGGTCTCACGCGCCCATCGCCACAGCACATCACAGTCGTAGTAGCCCACCGGCATTTGAATACCGGCAAACTTCCACATCGCCCCGGCCCATGCCGCACACCAGTAGCCGTTTCCAGCGGTGATGACACTGGCGTCAAGACCAGACTCGCGCAGCCATCGATCAACCTGTGGGCCACGGTTGCTACCCAGTGGGTTCTCACGAACGCCGATACAGGCGTGGGCTGCCCGTACGATCATTTCTACCCTAGTGCTGATGCCCGTGCCCTCAAGCCACGGGCACGGGGTAATGAGCGCAAGGTCTCCGAAAAGGTAACTAGCCTTCATGGGTTGGATCCACGGGCGGCTCAGTGGGGGCGGGCGGGGTGGCCGGGTGGCGAATGGCCTCACGAGTAGTGATGGTGTTGCCCGCCATGAAGCTTGCGGTGCTCACCATGATCACATTGCTAAACTCAGCGCTCAGCTTCGCCAGAAGAGCAAGGGCGAACCCCATGCCCATGCCAAGAATCGCAATGAGGAACTTGCGCCCGCCCATCTTTTCGTGCCATTCGTTTGCCATCAGTGGCCTCGCTCTCGAAGAATGTAATCCAGAAGCTGTGCCCGCTCTTTGTTCTGCATCTCTATCTGAGTCCCGAGCTTCCGAACTTCTCCAAGAACACCACCGTCACCGTCAAAGCCAGTCAGGGCGGCATCCACCCGCTCCACCTTGCTCTTCAGCTCATGAACCGCTTCCATGAACTGTGCCTTGGCTTCCGTAAGAGCCTTAGTCGCGGCCTCACGATCCGTGGCGGCTTGATGGGTGGCTTCGTCTTTGAACTTAGTGAACTGGTTGATGCCCCATGCGCCAACACCGATAATCACTGTGCTGAGCAAGAGGCCAACAAGCACGTCAATAGAGGCAATGCGGTGGGCCGCATCTGGTAGTTGCCGAAGTGAAATAATTCCGGTCAACACCGCTACTTCTCCACCGACAATGGTTGCGATCGCCATGCCGTAAGCCTTTTGAAACCAGTGTGAGATACCGCTGATGATATCAAACACGAAGACTCCCGGCAAGTACCCGTAATGTACACGAAAGGGCGACACAGGGCAAGACTAGAAAATCTGCCACCATTGTCCCTTATCCCGTACAAAAAGGTGCTCAGCGTTACGCCAGTCCAGGTTCTTCTTAACGTAGACATTGGACGGCAACCGCCAGTCGCCGTTACGCCTCACAAGAAGATCACCGCACCCAACCGCTCCGCCACAGCTTGAGTAGTCGGCAGTCAACGTTCCAGTGTATAGAACTCGGATACCCGTCTTGTGTAGAACTAGGGTACCTGTTCCACCTGCGGTGACGATAACGGTACTGGCAGAAAGAACAGCGTCAGTCCACGCGACGCTGCCCGGCGCAACCTCGTGTGGATAAAAGTTACTCTTCCAGTCAAAGATGGTCGGGTCGTATTCGTACGAGCACCGAGGGGCGCTGGATGAGTGGTTTGTTTTGACAGTGGACTGCGTGCCCGAGTACTTCATGGACAGGTTAATCAACGCACCTGTCTCAGCTGAATCCCATTCGTGGCTAACCTCTACGCCGTTCATTGAATGGGTAATGTCTGGAGCAACCGCGAGAATGCTGCCACCTGTCAAAGTGAAGGTGGGTAGCGCATAGCCATCAACACCGGGGGCACCCGCACAGAAGTCAAAGTGAGCCATCTTGACATTCGGCCCCAACAGGGTCGTGTCACTGACCATGTCTTTGACATAGAAGTCTTGGAACGTACACCCGACGTTGTCGTAGATATCATTCACATACCGGTCGCCAAAGCCGCCGCCCCGGAACGACCCAGTTGTTCCGGGTCGTGATAGCGTTCCAGCGTAGCTACCTTCAATGTAAAGAAGACATTCGCTGTTGCCCAGAAACTCGCGGCTCCAAAGCTCTACGTAGCGGGTCGTCCCTGCGACGTAGTTGCTAAAGAGCGCTGTGTACGCGCCCGACTTGTAGAGCTTGTAGTCACCGGCACTTGTAATGCGAAGCTCGGTGTACTGAAGGCCATCACCGCACCAAAGGATACAGCGTTCATCACCGCTATTGGGCAGCGCGTCTAGAATGAAGCGAACGCCGACAGCGCCCGCGTCAATGCCGGGGTCGAGCCGGTGCTCAGCATTCGGCGTGTAGCCCCACATCTTAATCGCTTGGGATCCACCGGGGCCAAACGCACCGTATTCAACTCTACCGTAATTGTAGGGACGGTCGGTAAAGGTTGGAAGGGGACCGGGGGCTCCTGTGCCGTAGGGGTTCGCGGCAAGGCCCGGTCCGGCCTCATACATCGCGTTATCTACTTCAATCGTAAACGGCGCTAGACCTGCCGTGACCTCAAAGATACCGATCATGATGTAGGCTTCGCTAACATACGCTTCGGCATCAGCCGGGGCGGTAAACGAAACCGTCAGGGTTCTGCCAACCCCGTTTTCAACTTCAGAGGCGGTTAGAAATGCTTCGCCAAGGCTGTTGTCAGTTCCATCAAGTGTGGTGCCTACGCGAATACCGACAAGCCCGTTGCTGAAGCTGCCCGCGCCTTGGCTGTGGCACCTGAAGTGCATCCGGATCGTAACCGGGGCACTCTGGTCTACAAGATCCATGCTGTAGCTAAACCACCTGTGACTCACAACCTCCGTTGGTGCCCACGCGACCGCGTTTTGATTGATGTACCCCGCCCCGTTGTAGTCCGGGGCATACCACGTGATGTGGTCCAGTCCTTCTCCAAGACCATCGTTGTCAACACCCCACACGATGTTCTGGTAAACACCAGAGAAGTTCTCCAAAAGCTCGGGCACTCCTTGACGAGTGCCCACGGTGCCCGTTAGACCGTCAAAGAAAAGAACACCACTCATGGCGGGAAGCTCAAGTCAGAGCACTGGATCCAGAGGGTACCTTCCGGGGCCGTGATACCGATGGTTGGCGCGACTGTTTCAACGAACTGGGTTGCTTCGCCTTCTTGCTGCGTCCACCAGCGACTACCGGACACCGGGGCGTCCGCACGCAGCTGGATCGTGGTTTCGCACTCACCGTTTGAAAAGTTGTGCTGATAGCCTGTGATGCTGAATTCAAAGCCCTGAATAGAGAGCTCGGCGTACCCCAGCCCGTCGCCATTCACACGTAGAATGCTGTTGAGCCGAACCGGGTAAAACGGGCAGCGAACCGTAGCCGTAGCTCTGGGCTCACGAAGGTCGGACAAGATAATGTCCAACATGTCGTTCATTTCACCGGCGGTGTCGATGTTGCTGTTGGCGTCTTCAACAATCCGCATGAACCGCCGACCGTACTTGGCGATGCTTGCCGCATCGCTCACCGTGTAGATTGTCTTGTCAGAAGCGAGACGGCCTTCAATTACGTTACGAATGTCGTCACCATTGATTTCAATGGGTGCGAACTCGTAGTAGAAGTCCATGGCAATGTCGTACCCGTAGAGCGCTCCGGGAGTGTAGGACACCCGGTCAGGGTCGTAGAACGTAAGCTCTGGGTCTGCCAAGCCGTCCGTTTCAAAGTAGCGAATATCCCAACCGATCTGCTGCGCGAGTACGCGCAAGGCTTCCATAATCGGCTGTGCTTGCTGCGCGTAGTCGTTGATGTTCCACAGCGGGCTTGTCGGGGTGACGACAGTGCTGTAGAATGCGGGGGTGCCACCGGGCATCGGGTCAGCAGTGAGCCACTGGGTAACGATGTTTTGCATCACCGTTTCAACAGGGTCGCCACCCCCGTACTTGGTGACGTCCTCAATGAACCTGTCCAGCAGCAACCATTCGTAGCTTCGGCACGACAAGGTAAGGTCGTCACCGCTCATTGACACATTGTCAATGCGCCCGCCGAACATGCGGTGCCACGTATAGTCCGGAATCGTGGGGTAGCCTACGGGGCTGAGCGTCTTTGCTGGAATCGCATTGCCCTTTGGTACCACACAGGCGTAAAGCTCAATTCGCTTGCCGGGGCGAAAGAGCTCATCGGACCCGGTGTTTACAGGTGAATCAAAGTTCAGCGGGCTGATTGACTCCCCGTTCTCAAACAACTGGAGAATGATCGTTGCCGAACCGGCTGGAGAGTCAATGTCGTAACTGAGTTGCGCAGAAATCGTAGGGTCGTACCCGATGGCCGAGCTTTCAACGTCAATGAACGACCACGTTGCCCCGTTGAACCTGTGGATTCTAAGCCACAGGTGAGTGTCAAAGTTCCCTGTTAGAATGAGGGCTTTATCGTTGTCGGTGAACCCGTGGTACATCGGCATTAGACTTCCTGCACGACAAGCGTCAGCACCCGCTCAAACCCGGTGCCCTTAGGCACGTATTCAACGGCATCAATGAAGACCTTGGCGCTGACGCTGCCTCCGCCCACACCGTCGCCCGTAACGGTTACCGTTGTACCGAGGCCGATGGCTGCCTTGAGCGTAGTTTCTTCAGCGGCTGTCAGCGGCCTCGTGTCAAACTCCCACTCGCGCTTGGGGGTTCGCAGACTTGACACGAGGCGGTTGCCAAAGGTGCGTCGTACCGAACCTACCACCGCATCGGGGCGCTGAGTAGCGCCCTCTTGCTGAACAGGAACCGTTACGGCACCTACGACGAGAAAAGCCATTTACAGGGTTCCCCACTTGCTGGAGGTACCAAAGCGGGTGACGCTCTTTCTACGCAGGGTGCTGAGCACGACGTCAGCGATTTGAGTGCCTGTCTGCTTGGCATTGGCGCTGTCGCCATTTACGGTAACATTGAGAACTAGGTTACCGCCACCCCCAGCTCCGGTCAAGCCGCTGCTATCGGTTCCACCGCTAATCAGCCCTTGCAGGGCCGACACAATGGCCGACGTACTATCCTGCAGACCCAGTGTGAAGGCCGACTGCACCCGCGTCAGTTGGTCAAGCAGGTCGGTCGGGGTGCTCGTGGCGATGGTGTCCAGTAGTGCCGCCTGTTGAGCCGGGGCACCCGCCACATTCTGCTCGTAGATCTTGCGAAAGATGTCTTCCAGCTTGTCCAAGCCGTCAAAGACACCCCGGCCACCCGCCGTGTCATCAACCGTAGTCACGGGCGGGCGCACGATAATGCCGTCGCCAATGGTTTCGATATCCTTGGCAATTTGCGCAGCGAAGCGCGCCCGCTCAATCTTGTACCCGGTCGGCACGTTCAACAGGCTAGCCACCGCTGCGTCAGTCGCATCAGTCAGGGTACCGAGGCTGTCGGCCATCTTGCCGACGTACTGTAGGAACTCATCGGCACTGGCGAAGTCGCCAAAGTCCGAGTAGTCAATGAGCCCGGCGTCAATTAGGTTGACAAGGTTGAGCAGGGACGCCTTGATGGCGGCGGCAGCTTCCGGCGTAATGGTTTCAAACGCCGGAATGTTCAGGGCAGCGTACAGGTCAGGGGCAACCTGCGCAAGAATAGCAAGCTGATCCTTTACCTGCTGCTCAGCGGTGTCCGGAATGCCCTGAAGCTTGTTACGGACTTCCTGCAGGGTGACAATGCCCTGTAGATCACTGCTGAACTTGGACAGCTCAAGGGCTGCGAGCTCCGCCGCTTCCTTAAGCTGCTCAAACGCTTTACCCTGAATCTTGCCATCCTTAATCAGGGTAATGCCGTACTCTTCGGCAATCTTGTTCAGCTTGGAAATCGTTAGATCGAAGGGCGCAAGCACTGCGTCTAGCGATGCCCTGTTCTTTTCTACGTCAAGTTTGAACAGCCTGTTACCGATGGCGGTATCAAAGCCGTTCTGCTCAAGGTTAGCAATTGCCTTGACAGCGTCAGCGGTGCTACCGAGGTTGACTTGGAACCTGTCAAGACCATCGCGCAGTTCGGCAAGCCGCTCGTTGTTCTCGCGAATGAGCTTGTCGGTTTCAGACTCGCCGCCGTTTAGAATACTGGAGAAGAAGCCTACCGCCGCACCAATCGCACCGATAAGGCTACTGGCAGCGGCAGCGTAGTCAATCTTACCCAGCCCGTTGTTCGCGGTGTCAAACGCCTTGTTGAGCTGCTTCACAGCAAGCAGCATCGTTTCAATTGAGCTGATCGCGTTATCTACCGTTTCACTGATGACTTCCAGCCCGCGCCCGGCATTGCGAATGCCGCGCAGGGCAACACGCACACTGGCGAGCACGCCAAGCCATCCCGCTGCCTTTTCCTTAACCTCGTCGGTCTTGATGCCCGCGTCCTCCAGCACCTGAATGATTTCGCGCTGAAGCGCAAGCTTCTCAGCCTCGGTAAGCGTCTTATTTAGCAGCAGCCGCGCATTGATTACGCCGACGAGGGCTTTGACCTGCTCCTCAACCGCCTTTAGCTGAGCATTGGCAAGCTCAATGCCTACCTTGTCGCCCGCTGCCGTGGCGAACTTGAGCTTGTCGTAGACCGCCTTGTACTCGTCACCAATCTTTCGAATTTGCTCAACCTGAAGATTAACCGTCGGCACATCAATGACGGCAAAGCTCTTGTCAAAGTTCAGGTTGATCTTTTTCTTAGCGGCTTCGTCAAGAGCCTTTTGAACCTCGGCGATAACCCGTTGGATTTCATTCGCCGTGCCCAAGGCACTGCCTGGCCCGGTTCCGGTCAGCTCAAGAGTAAGGGCAAGCGTAAGCTGACCCTCAAGCAGCCCCTTAAGTGTCTTAAGCTGCTCTTCAATGGCAACTTGGCCCTGAAGCCGTAGGCCGATATCGATCACCCCGGTGCTTTGCAGGGTGTTGAACTTCTCAATTGCTTCCTTCGTAAACGCGAGAATTGCCTCTAGGGCTGTCTGCTCTTGCTTCAGCCTGTCCAGCTTCTTATTGGACGGGGCAAGATCAGGTTCATTTCCATCAGGCAGATTCGGGTTGAACAAAGCCCGAATTCTGTTATACTGTGCCCATTGAGTAGTAGCCGCAAAGGTTCGGGCACGGAACGTGTCCTGAGCCTTGGACGCCGCATCAATCGCCGCCTTGGTCGCCTTAATGGCCTCAGCGTTCTTGCGAAGGTCGGCAGCAGCCTTCTGGCCAACGAGGTCTTTCTCACTGCCAATGGCAAGCGTGCGGTTGGCTCGTTCAATTACCTTGAGGCGATCTCGCTCAGTTTCAAGGCTCTTTAGGCTAGCGGTAAGCCGCTCACGGTCACGAGTTACGTTGTTGAGGTAGGTCTGCTGAAGCGTGGCCTCGTACCGAAGCTGCTCCCCATCCAACCCCTTCAGGGTGTTCTGGTAACGCTTGGTAGCTTCGTCAAGGCTTTCGGTTTCCTTCTTTTGGTCCTTGAACAGGGCAATCAGCGCGACAATTCCAGCGAACAGCGCCGCCCCACCCAAGAAGAAGCTAGCCACGGTTCCTAGGCTGATGCCCAGTGCAACCATGCCCGCCCCAAGCGTCAATGAAGCAAGGCCGAGTAGACCAAATGCTGTGATGACAGGTCCAGCGGCGGCTGCGATAACGGTCAGGGCAAGTAGGATCTGCTTGAGCGGCTCCGGAAGCTTTGATACAAACTTTACGAAGGTAGAAAAGGCGTTTGCCACAGCACGAATAGCGTCCAGCAGCCCAGACTCGCCAATGGAAATGGCAAGCTCAATGATGGACGCCTTCAGCTTCAGGAACGCGCCTGTGGCCCCTGAAATCTGCTTCTTGTTGATGCTTTCTAGGGTTCCGGCGCTACTCGCCAGATCGTTTTCCCACTTCTTAAGGTTCTCGCTGCCGACGGCAATGATGGCGGCGAAACCTGGACCTGCTCGCTGCGCGAACAGCTCGAGCTCTTTCGCAGCGGTGCGGTATTTACCGAACTTGACGCTTGCATCCTCAAACTGCTTAACGATCTTACTGAACGAGAGCAGTCGGCCTTCGGCATCCTTGGTTTGAATGCCTAGCTCTTTCAGTACCGAAGCTTGCTTCTTTGTTGGCGAGGCAAGCTTCGTTAGAATGCCGCGAAGCGCGGTACCTGCAAGGGTACCCCGGAAGTTTTGTTCAGCCAGTGCTTCTAGGGCTGCCGTTGTTTCAATAAAGTTAAGGCCGAGGTTGTTTGCAACGCCGCCGACATACGTCATGGACGTACCAAGGTCGGTCAGTGTGGCCTTGCTGTCAATGCTCGCCTTTGCCAGAACGTCGGCTACGAAGCCCGCGTCCTGTGCCTCAAACTTAAACGCCGCGATGGCACCCGTGGCGATGTTTGTGGCGGTAGTGAGGTCCACCTGTTCAACGGTGGCCAGCTTCAGGGCTGTTGGAAGAATGCCGATGGCCTGTTCAACGTCATAGCCCGCCTGTGCCAAGATCTGTAGGGCTTCGGCGGACTGAACAGCATTGTTACCAAACTCAATGACGTTGGTCTGGTCTCGGGCAGCGTCCTCTAGCTTTTCAAAATCTTTTTGCGTGGCGTCAAGAGTCGCACCGACCTTGAGCATTTTAAACTCAAAGTCGCTTGCCACGATTCCAGCGCCAGTGAGTGCGGCAGCAATGGGCAAGCTCACATTGCGCGTCAGATTCTGGCCGAGCTCTACCTGCGACGTGGCTTGCTTCAGCAGGTTAGCCTTCATGGCAGCACCGGCACGATCGCCGATGTCCTTGAACTGGCTTACCCACCCCGCCCGAAGGCGGTCAAAGGCAGGGCCACTCTTTCCCTTGAGCGTGTCCAGTTCGGTAAGGATGCCCTGATTAAACTTCTGGGCCGCTTCCTTACCCTTGGCTAGAAATTGCTCTTTGTTGATCAGGTTTCTAGCGAAGTCCTCGCGAATGCGCGTTTGCGTTTTCGCGAAGTCTTTACGAAGCTCCTCTAGGGCAACTGCCGCGCCTTTACGTTCAGGGCCGAAGGGGTCTTTGCGGCTGAAGCCACCAAAAATCTCTGAAGCGACGGCCACCCTGCCGCTCTTACGAGCGAACTCTTTCAGGTAGCCGACGCTTCTATCAAGCCCTTGGCGGAGGCTTGCCGTGTCTGCACCGACTTCAACAATTAGCTGTGCGATCGTGGCCATTTACTTCCTTCGTCGGCGACCGATGCCTTTGTTTAGATCGTCAGTGCGCTTTTGACGCTCGTACTGCTCTTTCGCCTGAAGGTTGTACTCCGCCAAGATTTCTAGCACTTCGGTGGTAGTGAGGTCCCACTCCTCCAGCATGACCCTTGGTGGAACATGGAACTTTTCGACCGCGAGCTGGATTATTGCCCGTCGCCACGGTCGCTCTGAGAGTTTTTTGCCAGCTCCTCCACGTCACCCTTGCTCAGCCCGCTGAGGCGCATGGCCACGGCATACACCCGGTCAAGCGCACCCGCGCTCATGGAGCCCAGTGCCGGAATGTCTGCCTCACGGAAGATCGGTTCGTGCTTGGCGTTGACAATCACGAGGGCGCACAGTTTGGCACGAATATCCTCAGTGGACATTTCCTTGCCCTTGCCGTCCCAAGTGTTCTTCAGGAGGCTGGCCTCAAAGCGGTCGCGCTCTGAAGCCGTCATTTCCTTGACGAGCACCGAGCCGCCCCACTCCGGCACATCCACCTTCTCCACGCGAAGCCGGGTGTTCTTGAGAATGGACTCCTTGTCCAGAAGCCCACCGTTTTCTACCTTCAGCTCAACTTCTGACATGGTATTCGCCTCAAGCTACATGGGGAGATGGCCGGGGCGGAAGTGCCCCGGCCAATGCCCACCCTAGAGAATTGGGCCGGTGCCGGTGATGACCGGATCCGTGGTGCCCTTGGCCTCGAAGGTGATTTCCTGGTACCCTTCCGGGGTGGTGCTGAAGCCGACCTTGGTGATGCTGATGGTCTGCTCAAACCCGTTGGTGCCGTCGAACAGCACCTGAATCTTGATCGGGGTGTTCGCCGCCTCAGCGTCGAGAAGGGCTTCCTGACCGGCATCGGTCGGATCGTACAGACCGCCGAAGCTGATCGTCTGACCACGCGCACCCGCGATGCTGTACGGGGTCGCCTGATCGAACACCGGGTAGTCCGTGCTCGGACGATCGACGTCCTTGCCGAACTGGTTGAAGCTAGCCACAACAACGAACGTAACGCCCGTCGTGTTGGCCTTCATCCGAAATGCGTCGCCTTGAATCGGGGGCATGGCTGCTCCTGCTGCTTGTTGTTAGAAGTCCAAGCCCTTGGCTTAGGGGGTTACGGTGTCCCCAAACGTTCGTATGCGTTGACGTAGCTGCTCCGCAACCTCTTCGGGCGGTGCTGGCTCAGCCGGGGCTTGCTCCTTGAGCAATTGCAGGATTTGCAGGGCTGAGTCAACTTGCTGCTTCAACGCGATAAGCTGTGCTTCCAGTACCTCAAGCATTTAGAACCTCTGCTTCGTACCGGAACACGCCGTGCATCAGCTTACCATTGGGGTCAGGCACTACACTAACAAGATTACACGATCCGCGCAACATGGTTTGGCTCGTAACCACAAGAGTCGTACCGTTTAAGGTCGTTTCCAACTGCTCGTAGATAGACATCGCTTGCGACTTGCCAACGACGCCCCCGTAAGTCAGCGTCCAGATGTGCCCCGTGAGCACAACCCGCTTTCCAATCTTGGTTTGAAACCACTTGAGGTCTACTTCGCTCGCATCGCCCAAAACGATGTGGGGGTAGGCAGCCGTAGTCGGCGCGCTCCCGTTATAAAAACCCGATGCACCTACTAGCCCGACCAAGGTGGCATTAAGCTTTAGAGCGGAGACCACGGCGCTCTCTAGCGCGTTTACAGCCGACCGTGCCATGTTATTGTTTCCGCTTGGGGTCGTTAACCTTCTTGCGCACGGACGCCACAGCCTTCTTGATCTCTGCCCGAAGCTCCGCCTGATAAATGGGTCGGTTCATGTCGTAGGCCGGGCCAAGGCTCGGCTGCGCAGCATTACGCGCTGAACCGAACTCTTGGTAGAATGGGTAGAAGTGCTCGTCCTCAATAAAGTCTTCGTTCCACCAGCCCACTTCGAAGCGCAGCCCGCTTTCGCTAAACTCAAGGCGAACGTTGCGCTTCATCTTACCCGTGTCTACCGGGGCCAAGCTCTTCGTCAAGCGCTGAACATCCTTACCATTGCGCTTGACCACGCGGCGAACCGCTGCTTGCACCTTCTTGTCCGTAGCGTAAAAGTTCGCAACGATGGCGTCAATGTTGCCCACCGTCGTCTTGACGCCACGGACATTGCGAACGTTAGCCACTGACGGTTTCCAGGCAGAGCACTTTGGTCATGGCCCGGTTCGTTCGGGGTTCCATGACGGCCAGGATGTCAAGCGTCTTTGTCCACGTACCCGTGCCGTCCAGCCCAGTGACCACCAAGCGTTGATTGACGGTAACAGGCACCGACTCTTCAAAGAAGACAAACCACCGCACTTGACTGACAACCTTGGCACCTTGGCCCGCTTCATTTGGGCTCGCGCCAACATCACTTGGAGCAAGGCGACACTTCTTTGTGGACTGGGTAGTCCATGACTCGGTGTAGTTCCCGCCGGAGTTTTCCACACGGACGGGTGACTGAATTGCGCAGTCGTGAGGCAAGTTGTAAGCGTTCAGAGACTTGAGGGTGGCAAGGATGTCGGGGTAATGAACGGGCAGCATCAGTACGTGAACGTGTTGGAGATAGACCGCGTCACGGGCGCAACGGCGATAGAGCTATTGACTTCTGCCACTGCGTTGTTGAAGAGCTGCTCGTGTTCCTTGGCCAAGTCCCTAAAGGAATTGATTTGACCCTGCGTAAAGCCGATCGTGCCTTGGTCAGCTAGAATGTTCGTGGTCGGGGTGGCCGACATGCGAACGAAGGCGGCACTATACGCCTTCCAGTAGACGTAGTGATACACGGCACGGTTGAGGTCAGCCCCGGTCAGGGCAGACGCTTCTACTTCTGCGGCGGAGATGTACTCATCCACCCGCTCTTCCATTACGATAGACGAATCTGAGGGGAACATTGCGGGCACAATGTTCCCCTTTGGGGCTAGGAAGTCCTCAGCGGTCCAATCGCTAGCCATGCGCTACTCCTCTTCTTCGTCGTCCTCGGTTTCCTCAGCCTCTTCGGTCTCGTCCAGCTTCGGCTTAAAGACCTCTTGAGAGGGCGCGGCAATGAGCTTGTTGTCAACCTTGTCGTTTACCACCTTGCCCGCACCCTTCGCAATGCGAAAGTCGTCAGGCACTACATACTCACCGGGCAGGTAGACGATGCCTGCGAAAATGTGCGTTTCGGTGAGGGTGACCTTTTTGGCCATGGGTAGCTCCGAAAAGAGTGTGGAGGCCCGTTGGGCGAGGTGATGTGTTACCTCGCCCAACAGCCGCTCCGTTGTGTTACGCGATCGCCTTGATGACGCAGATCGCCTCGGGGTCAAGAATGACCGGGAGGCTGGTCTGCCAACCCTCGCCCTCGATACGGGGCGGCTTGCTCTCGTACCGCTCGGTGCGGATCACCCGGCCCGCCGACGACTGGCCCGCCGCGCGACCGATCGCGGTGTAGCCGAGCACGTTGGGGAGCAGGATGTTCTGCGAGGCGTCGCCGAGGTCGATGAGCTCGTCACGGCCCGTGGCCGCGATCAGCACCATCACGTTGTTCGGCAGGAAGCGCCCGGTGCCCGTGTTCGTACGGTACAGCTCGTCGTAGATCTCGATCGGCGGCAGTCCGTTTTCGGCGAGCGCACCGTTGATCTGCATCCACGAGGCCCGGCTGCCGCTGACAACGAAGTTGCCAGACGCAGCGTTGACCTTGACGACGCCCGTGCGGGTACGAACCTTGTCGTTGCCCGCCATGATGTTCAGCACGGTGCGGCTCGTGATGATACGGCCAAGGGTGTAGCCCTTGTCCTGCATCAGCGTCGCCATCGCGAAGATGTCGTCAAACGGGTCGTAGGCGTCGGTGCTCCACGTGCCCGCAGCATTGGCCCGGTGACCTGCCGGGTTGCTGTAGTTGACGGTCTCCTCGTACTTGTTGTTGCCGCGAAGTTCCACGGCAGCGTTGACGATGGCGTCCCAGCGAGCCTTCTCGTTCCACTCGAGCAGCGGGCGGTTGAGCGCCGCGTCCACCCAGTTGAGCATAGAAGCCATCGCGTCCATGCTACGGTTTGACTGAAGCAGCTTGATCAGCGCATCGTGATCCCGCGACGTCAGCTCGTCACCGATATCGCTATCGGCCAGCTTGACATCGAAGTTACCGATGAGCGAACCACGCTTCTTCTGCACAGGGCTGTACCGCGAGCCGCTGTTGGCGACGAGGGTGCGGTACCGCACCTGCGTCTCCTCGTACATGTTCTCTTCGACCATGCGCTCCGGGAGCAGGGTAGCTCCGAGGTAGCGACGGGTCTGGGTGCCGAACTGCACCCGGCGATCGTTGGTCAGGTCGCGGAGTTGACCTTCATCCCGCAGCCGAGTGACCAGAGTTCCGAGATCCATTGCTCAGTGTCTCCCCGGCCGACTTAGTAGTCGAAGCCGACAGTGCAGTGGTAGAGCTCCCGGACCTTGTCCTTGAGCAGCGAGGCGAGCCCAGTCCAGCCGGGCAGGAAGTTCTCGAAGACGACGCGCTTGTGCAGCACGAGGTCCACGTCGTTCACCTGAGTGATGTCCGGCACCTCGAAGGCGACGATATAGACCTCGTCGTCAGTGGACGCCGCCGGGCCAAACGCAGTGCCCGCATCGCGCTCGGCGATGGTGCGGCCCACGATGGTGCCCGAGGGAAGGCTCTTGCGCTGAACGCCCGCATACGTCGCGGTGTCGTTGTCCACCAGTGCGGTGGGAATGGCGGTCACCGCGAGGGAGGTTGCACCCGCAGCGGCAGCAGCCGTGAGAACGGCGAACTTGTTGGTGCCGAAGTGCAGCACCGTGCCCGACGGAATCGCGCCGGACAGCGCGTCCACCGGAACGGAAGTCGCAGCGGCGAGGGCACCCGCAGCACCCACCGTCACGACGACGGCATCGGGCGCGTTGAACGCGGAAGCGAGAACCTTCGCTCCGCCCGGCAGGAGATCGTGATCTCCAAGGTCGCTACCCGCCCACTGCGGAGCAGTGAGGTACGGGCCGCGGATCTGCATGTCACGTGCCATGGATCAGGCTCCTTGAGTGGCAGTCGGCGCAGTAATGCCCACCTTGGGCGGGACATACTGCGTCTTGAGTAGATTGTCCACCAGTCGGGGTTGGCCTTGCCGATCCGCCGAAGATTGGGACGGGAACTGCGTTACTACGGTCGTGCCTTGCGCGGATTCACCGGTGTCCTGCGTCCCTACCTTGAGGGCGTCAAGGTACGGCTTTGGAAGCGTAGCCACCCACTCTTCTGCGCTTTGCAGCGGAGCAGAGGCATCGCTCTTCGGCCGTACATAGGGCACACGGCGCACTTCAGTCTTGTCACCGTTCTTGACATGTACATCCTTCATTTCCACGTGCATGCCACGGAGTGTGATCTGGTCTTCCAGCACTTCAGAGTTCCAGCCGTGCGCCTTGGCAGCGGTACTCACCAGCTCCTTAAACGTACTACGCTGTTGAGTTTCGCGCAAGGTGGTGAGCTCGGTGGACTCCCGCTGAAGTTCCTCAAGCGTCTTGCCAAGCTTCTTGAACTCGGTAAGAATCTTACTGTCCTCAGCGTTGACAATGAAGGGCTTGGCCTGAGTCAGCTCTTCAGCCAGCTTACGGTTCTTGGCACGCACATCGGCATTGTCCTTCAGCAGGATGCCGATAGCCGCCATTGGATCGCCACCACCTTGACGATTGATGATCGCTTCTATCTTCTTTTGAAGATCCTCATCGCTGAGCGACGGGGCGTTGCCGCCGCCACCCGTAGCGTCCTTGTCAAGAAACCGGCTGACCCAGAGTCGCATACACGTTCTCCCAAGAAGTAGACGAAACTATAACAGGACTGCGGATAATGCGCAAGACCTACATAGCAGGAGGCGGAACGGCGGGCTTCGCCTTGGCCGTTGCCACTGCCTTATCAGTATCAATGGCCCCTTGCGCTTCGGCCATCTCAACCTGAGCATCTAGCTCCTTTTGCTTGGCTTCTTCTGCCTTAGCGGCAGCCTTCTGAACCACTTCCGGATCAAACCCAACGAGCTCCATTGCGATTTCCAAGGGCACGGTAGCGTCAACGAGCGCCTTGAGTGCTTCTCCCTGTCGCTTGACCAAGTCAACTTGGGCATCCGGTTGGCTGTTGATCTTTGCAAGCTCAGCGTCAACGTCGTCAACCCCGAGCTCGTTCATACCGCGCTCACGGCTCTTCATTCCTTTTTCAACTTCCTGCACCGTCTGGTTGCGCTCGTCGCTACTAATCGGCCCGAAGTCCGGCTTGCAGCGGAAGTATGCCTTGAGCTTGCTCGTGTATTTGCCCGGCGTGCCAGCGAAGACCTCGGCCATGGCCAACACGGTTTCAAGCATCCAGCGGCCCATGACCTCAACTTGCGGCCGAGTCTTGTTCAGGCTCAGCATAAAGTCAACGCGAGCTTGTTCGCGGGCTACACCGCTTGCCACCGCATCCGCACTCATCAGGATGTGAACTTGGTCCACTTCCTCAAGCAGATCGCGGTACAGTGCCCGCTCACCCTTGACGGCGAACGACGGGTCGGTCGGCTCACGAATAACCACTTCGGGGTCGGCAAGCTTCGTGGTGCCAGTGCTCTGGTCCTCGTGCTCAACGCCCGAAATAAAATTCGTCGTGCCCGCGCCCATGCTGAGCTTTCCGGGCACAAACCGCTTCTCCTTGGTCTTGGCATCCTCAACCCACTCGCCGGGCATTTGCCCGTTGAGAATGATGCGCTCCAAGAAGCCTCCAGTGACGATCGTGCGGGGCACCACGCTGATGGCGAGGTTGATGGCCCGCTGCATGGACTGAACCTGCTCGGTAATGAGCGGCTCGCGCTTCATTTCAAACATCGTGATGCGCCCGCCCAAGTCCATCTTTACGATGCTCTCGGCCTGTTGCTCCAGCCGCTTCAGCGCGAGCACCGTCATAACCTTGTCAGCGATGGCTTGCTTTTCAAGGTAGGTGAGCTCTAGCTGTTGCGTGGACAGCGTCGTGTTGACCGTGCTGGTCGCGCTTGGGGCGGTAATCACCATGCCGATTTCTTCTTTTGTTTCGAAGACCTCGTACACGGTGCTCACATCGGGCTTAGGCGACTCAATCCAAATGAGCTCCAGTGCCTTATTCACATCCCCATTTGGGACGGCCACACCCCGAATCGTAGTCGCTTGCCCGTCCGGCGCAGCCACCACAACGTCAACCAACAGGCCACTCGGAACATAGACGCGGCTCAGTCCACGACCTGCCCAAAGGGCTTTGGTCGCAACGTCCTTGATTAGATTGTGGGCGTCTCGCTTGTCCCACCACTGAGTGACTGCCGCTTCGGCCTCGTCAATGAGGGCTTGGTCTGCGGGGCTGATCTCTTCGTTTTCCTTCAACGCCTTGATGGGAGTAAACCCCCACTCGGGGGGCAACCCTAGAAGGCCGTTGACGTGTCGATCAACTACTTCCTTGATGGCATTCTTGCTAATGAACCCTTTTTCAATCAACGCCTTGGTGGCCGCGTACCCTTCCTCTGTCGCGTTTGGCATGGGGCCAATCCAGCCTACCCCTTCTTGCCAATGGTCGCCTTCCATGAACTTCGCGTTGACCTTGGCCCCGTCCCAGAGATGCTCGCCGATCAGCGTTTGCGCCATGGCGATGCTGACTTCGCCCGGCTGCTTGTAATTGAAAAACGGTGCAGTCATTCTTGACCTCTTGTGGGTAGGCCACGCAGAAGTGCGATTTCCCCACCGTCTCTTACGAGCTGATCAAACGTATTAAAAGACATGAAATAGTAACCATCGCCCCACGTCTGCGCAAGACGGACTAGCCCCGTTCGGGGGTAGATACCGCTAACGCAGTACACGAGGCCCGCGACTTCGGTTGCGCCGGGCTGGATTTCGCAGTAGCTATGCTGATCCCGATCAAACAGTGAGTCGTACCACTTCGTGCTGCACAGCAAGGGGCCGACGTCGTGCAGGTAGTTCAAAGCGGCCTGTGTGTCGGTCGCCCAGTAGTAATCGCCCACCCAGTCCAACCGCTGCGCTACCCGGCACGCCGAGAGCAGCGTGGCCCCGTTGAGGTGGATGCGCCCCTGCATCCGATCCTCGTACATGAGCTTGCTGTGTAGAATGCTGACGTTCAGGGCCGGGCCAAACGGAGGGTGATGCGGGTTGTCCATGCTCATCAAGTGAAGCAGCGCGTATGCCATAGACATACTGTCGTTCACTTGATGGCCCCACCACCGCTGTTGATATTTGCGAACCCCTTTGAGTTCGCTTAGGGGGCGATGCGCTAGATCCGGCGCATGCCTTACTAGATCATACTCGCTATTTCGCGTGTCCCAGTGCGGGATACGGCTCCCATGTCGCATCGGCGAAAACCTCAGTGCCCAAGTGTTGAGTAGCTACGACTACCGGGCGGCTTCCGCTTACGGCGATATAGGAATGACAGCTTGTTGTATGCTCCAGCCGCGCACTCCCCCTGATCGTCGTGTTTTCCTGTCCACAAGGTTACCAGCTCATCAAGGAACTCAGTATTCCACGGCCCGCGCACAAGATGAATAAACCCTGCCTCGCACGCCGCTTGGAACGGATCGCCACGGATATCCTTTTCCCCAGTGACCCGTTCCGTATAAACCTCAAACCCTTCAAGCAGCGCACGGAAGGTTCTCGCCTGATCCTTACCCGCACTGCCACCTTCCTGCATCCCCCAGTAGGTGACCTTCTTGCCCCACCGCTCGGCCGTCTGCCGAATGAACTGATCCCGCTTTTCTGGCGACAGCTTTCTGCGAACGACGTCTACAATATAATACTCGGTGCTACTCACCCGCCGCATGCGCACGCCAACCGTGGGATCGTTGTCGCGGTTTTCGCCGCCCCCGTGGTCAAAGTACGCGATATCCTTACTGAAGCTTTCGGGTGCCCGATCCACAAACTTGTTTTGAAACCAGATGCGCTTGAAGCGGTGACCTTCGCGGTCCGTCGGGTTCTGCTGATACAGTGAGGCCCAGTAATACGTACCCTGTGTCCGTTTGATCTTGCGCAACCGATCGGTGCCGTACCGCTCGGGAAAGAGCGCCTCGCCCGGCTTACGCCAGTCGGGCTCTAGCGTACAGGTGCTTGGTAGGGTCGGGAACTGGTCCGGATCGTAAATGGCAGGTAGAATGACACAATGCCACTTTTCGGCATCGTCCACCATTTCGTCGATAATGGCTTGCTCCTCGTTTTCGAACAGCCAGCCAATGATGTCGCCCGGCCCCGGCCACCGGGTATTCATCACGATGATACAGGTATGGCTAAACGCTTCGCGCGTGTAGAACGTTGACTGATACCATTCCTGATTGCGCTGACCGATCGTTTCCGAGTTGCTTTCCTCGGCGTTTTTGATCGGGTCGTCGATAATGCCAAGATTGAAGCCCTTACCAGTGATTGGACCGCCGACGCCCGCCGCCCACATGCCGCCACCAGATGAGGTCTGCCAGTGCCGAGAGGCGGTATGACTTTCGTCCAGCTTGCCGTCCGCCTTGACGTAGTATTCCTGTGCCGTGCTGGAGATCGCCGCGCTGAGCTCAGCGACATAGGTGCTGAGGCCCACCCACTCGTCGGGGTACCGATAGAGCCAATACCCGGCGAAAAGCTTACTGACTTCCTCCGTCTTACCATGACGGGGCGGCATGCAGATCATAATGCGCGCCCGTGGACCGAACCCCCCATCAATTGCCTTCTGCAATACGTTGGCGAGTTTGATGTTGTGCTTGTGCCACACGAACCGAGGATTCACTTTATTGACGAACTCAATGAACGTGAGCGGTCTGTCGGCCCCTGGATCGCCATCCGTACGACCGGGTGACCGAACTTGGCGCATTGCCTCGGCCACGCCCTCGACCATCGTCTTTTCACTACCAAGCTTATTCTTGCCTAGTAGATCCTTGAGCGTAGTCACTAAAGAATACCTTTGGATGATCGTGCGCGAAGACCTTGACCTTGAACTCTACCCTCCCCCGCAGGAGACGGAGGCAGGGGTTGCCCTTCGCGTCGCGCACCAACCTATTTTGATCGTCGGTTTCGTACTTGATGAGCCACCCCATCGGCCGATTGGCTTCGACTACCCCCGACACCAACACGTCGTTCAAATAGATCCACATCATGTGGATGTCGTGCAAATAGAACGGGCTGTTCTTATTGATGCTAACCCGTTCGGGGAGGCCCATTACTCGACGCGGATCGTCAGCCATTGATCCTGGATACGAGCCTTCGCTCGTTCGAAGACTTCGACGAAGTTGACCTGCCGACCTTCAGAATCGTACACCGTAATAGGATTTCCGTCGGCGTCAAACGCATGCAGGGAGCCGCCCGCGACGTCGAGTACCGTGTTGGTGACGCGGCCCATTTCGCTCATAACCCGCAAGAAGTTCCGTCGACTAATGGCGTTCTGCGCCCGTACCTTTTCAATCCTTTCGACGATCTTGGTGATTTCGGCCAAGAACTTGTACCCGTCGGCGATGTCCATGATGTATGGAGGCTTGCGGTTCTCCGACAAACTTTCGCCGATTTTGTACGCGAGCGTCTTGGCTTCCTTCAGCCACACCTTTTTCCACTCCTCGACCTCCTCGCCTTGACCTGCGAGGTCCGCGAAGTGCTGTTCGGCGGCTTTTATGATGAACTGAATGAGCTTGTGCCGCTCGGGTGTGATCTGGACGTCTTTATAGCTGAGATGCCATGCGAGGAGCGCTTCCGAGTTCTCGTCGTACCGATTAATGAAGTCTTCGAACAGCGCTCGCGCCGTGGCGAGTTCCGGCTCCATGTTGAGCACGTCCGGATCATTCGCATGCCGCTCAATCGCTTCCTGCAGTTCCACCTTGAGGATCTTGCTGTACCTGCCACTCTTTACGAGGGCATTACCCCCGTGAAGGTAGCAGCGACCTTCGCCTACGTGATCCGTGCGATATCCGGCGGGCATCATACAGACGTCGTACTTCGCGTCGTTGCTACGAACCTGCGCCCCACAGGGGTTGTCGCCACCATACGGCATAAGTGAACTTTCGTCGGGCATGCTACAAACTACACACCCTGTCGCTCGTGAGGCAAGACGCCTATATTGGGGGTAACCCTTACCGGAGAAGCTCTTGGATTTCATGGCGGGGTACAAAGAGGCTGAGAAGCTTGGTGGAAAAGACTTCGGGAAAGCCGTTGCATTGATGCTTCCCTTGATCGTCGCTGCACTGCCCAAGCATCAGCGGACGCAAGCCTTCGTCCTAGTGAACCGTGCCCCGGTGAAGCGGGATGAGCTTCTGGGGGACTTGCACCGCGCCCTCCAGGAAATCCTCTATGCAGCTGAATAGCTATCGCATTGATGCGCAGGGGCACCTTCACATCGTGGAGCGACACATGAACGACACGGAGTTTCAAGACCTTATCAAGAAGGCTCGCACTTTGTCGGATGCGGGGAAGCCGTCCGTGGTTGCCTCGAACCTCGCGCTCTTTACGATATCGGTAGTGCTCGGTGCGGGCCTAACTGTCGGCTACGCACTGGTGACCGGAATCGCTCGGGCCTTGTACAATGTCTGGCTCGCCTCACGAATGTAGTACCTAAACTCTCGTAGAAAATCGGGGAGCCCTGATTCTGGGGCTCCCGTTTATCTTTATAGACCAATGAACATCGTCATGCGGGCTTTGGGGTTGGATTTTTCAAATCGGCGCATGGGCTGGGTCTGACTGGCAGCGGGCGGGCGGGCCGCGTTTTTGGGGGTGGGGGGTGGGGTAACTGGGGGGTGCCGCCGCACCCCTTGCGTAGTGTTGCAAATGGGTTAACTTGGGGGTGCGGGCAATGCCGCCCGCCCTAATAGGTAGGTACACATGGCCAAGCAGCGCAGCACCCCCACGGCGGCCCCTGCCGCCCCCACGGCCACCCCAGTGGCAACCCCGGCCCCAGTGGCGGCAACCGCCCCCACGGCCACCACAAGCACCCCCACGGCTACCCAGTTGGCCACGGTTGCCGCCGCACTGGCCACGGGCAAGGGCATGCCCGCCACTGCCCGCCCGGTGCGCAAGTGCCAGCAAACGGGCGCCACCATTTACATGTTGCGCCCGTTTGGTGGCAGCCCCCTGTGGGTAAACGTGTGCGGCACCCACGGGTACGCCGTGGGGTACCTTACGCGGGGCACCGCCAAGCAGGGGGTGTATGTGCCGGGCGGCCCCAGTGGCAAGGCACCGGGCGCGCCCGCCGCATGGTGTGCGGGGTGCGCAGCGCATGTGGTGGCCACCAACCCCGCCACGGCAGGGGCCACCAACCCCCTAGCCCACGGGGCCGTACCACTGGCCTAGCAGCCCGGTAGCAAAGCCCCCCGCCGCAAGGGGCGGGGGGCGGCAGGTAGCAAGGCCCGTGCCCGCAAGGGGGCACGGGCCTTGCTATGCCCCGTGGTGTGCGTGCGTGCCACATGTGGCGTGCGCCCAACACCCGCTTGTTGCACCCGCGCCACATGTGGCCCTGGCACCGTAGCGGGCACGCCACATGTGGCGTGCGCCCAACAGCAGGGTGTTGCGCCCGCGCCACAGGGGAGAACGCGAGAGTTAGATGACGAGGAATTGAACGATGGAGTCCAGCGATTGTAGCGCCACCGGGCGAGATAGTGTGACCGAGACCGATCCCGATGTCGCCGGAGCGAGACATCTAGATTTGAGCTCGGCCGAGCAGAGATTGCAGGACACGCATCCGGCTGTCGTCACCGCCTGACCCGAGATGTTGAGCTTCGTGGAGGGGCGATTGCAGGAGGATAACTGCCTACTGGCGCGACGACTCAATGCGAGGTATACTTAGGTGCGGCCAATAAGGGCCGCTCTAACAGGGGGTACGGTATGGCACAGGTGAAGGTGGCAAGGCTGTTGGCAGCCGACGAGGAAGCCCGCACCGCGTTCAAGATGACGGGCATTACCACCGTGCATGCGGGCGCGAACTGGGTGGGCGTGGCGGGGTTCAGCGGCGACGAAACCTACCCCGGTCACGGGCTGTGGGTGTCGCTGCAGGAATACCGGGGCAACGAACTGCTCGGTGAGACCCTGTGGGTGCGCCCGTACAAGGGGATCACCGGTCCCATTACCCAGCTCGTTCAGCTGCCGTACACCCTGCGGTACCAGGACCTCGTGCTGCGCGGCTTCTACGGCCCGCAGTAGTCGCCATCAACCGGGGGGCGCAAGCCCCCCACCACTAACAGGAGATCCACCCCATGGTCAACGACATCAACATTCGCGTGGTGCTCGGCATCGTGCTCGCAGTCATCCTGTACTACGGCATGGTCTTCTGGGCACTGCGCATGCCTCCGTCGGATCACGTCAGCCCCACCCTCCGCAACCTCCGTCGGCAGGTAGAGCGGGCGAAGAGGCGGCAGTAAGAGTCAGCAGCGCCGGCGTGAGTCGGCGCTCTTCGCCGGAGCACAGGGGCGAGAAGTCTTGAACAGGAGCTCAGGGCAGGAGCTCACAGTCACCCTTTCTCTGAAGAACACACCGGCGAGGCGAGGGCACGAGCCCCCACCCGCCCACGAGTCCTACATGTTTAGGTCAAACGGTCCCTCGTCCGTCACCCAGTCGAGGACACTGGGGTACCCGTTCATCCCGTCCACCACTGCCTGTTGGGCCTTGGTAAACGTGAGGAACCAGTACTCTCCCACGGTGCCCAAGTCCTCGTCGGGCGTGGCCCACGGCAGGTAGCCGCACAGGATCTCGTGCTCTGCGGCCACACGGGCAAACTCGTCCAACGTGTAATCTCTTGCGTTGTCCAAGTAGAACGTTGTGTACTTGGCCTGTGGTAAAGTGATGACTGGCATGGTGCCCCCTGTTAGGTGAGGATGTTGCCTATTGCCTACCCTGTATAATACCTCGCGTTGAGTCCGCACACAAGGGGCTCGGAGAAGTCGCGATCGGGCCTGATGGGGTCTAGACTTCTCGCCCTGTGGGCACCTACCGGGGCGAGAACTGCCGCCCCGGTGTTTGCTATTAGTCGCCTTCGCCTTCGTCTACTACTGCCCCGGTTTCGCCGGGTGCGGGCACGGCCAACCATGCCGCTTTCAACCGGCCCAAAGTATCGCTGTTGGGGTGGGCCACCCAAAAATCAAGGTAGCCGTGGTTCGTCCAATTGGCCATGTGCTGCTGCGCACCTTCGCCGCACATGGTAACCGCGAGGGAATCCAACCGCTGCCAGTAGGCAATAATTTCTTCTGCGGTGGTGCCCGGCTTGGGCGAGAGTTGCAGGTACAGGTAGGCCGGTTCGCGCATGGTACCCCCTATTAGGTTGGAATCGCTGTACTACCCTACACTGTAAGCTAGCACCCGTTGAGTCGCCACGCAAGTGGCTTGAGAAGTCTTGATGGGGAGTGGTCATCTCCAGAGAACAATCGCCCTTTCTCGTACCCACCTACTAAGGGGCGGGGCGAGAGCTCTCGCCCCGCCCCCGCTACATCTCCACGGGTATCCCTTCTTCGTCGATACGGGCTGGCACCACATCCCCGCAGTACGCCCCCAGAGACAGGGCGAGCTGGAGGTACTGCATGGCGTGGCCGAGACTGGTGCTGTACACTTCTTCCACGTACACCATGCCCCGCCCTTCTTCGCTGCTTGTGCCCCCGTCTCCCTCGGAGAAGTCTGGCATGTGCGAAGTGAAATTGGTGAGGGTTTGAAGAGCCTGTACGTGCCTGTCTTCAGTTAGGCTGTACGGCATGGTAACTGAGACCAACCACCCTGTTGCTTCTTCCATTGTACCCCCTGTATGGTGGGTGGGGGTTACCCCCCACCCGGTTACCCCTAGTAGTTGGGGTTTTCCAACTTGGCTTGGTACAGCACGGCCCCCGGCAGCATGGCATGTAGGTGCCCCACCCACTGCGCCAGTATTTCCCCGCCCTGTTGCACTAGCCGGGGGGTAACCGCTTGCGCATTGTCCACCAGCATGTAGGCGGGGTGCATGTGGGCGGTAAACGCAACTTCCAACCACCCATTTTCCCCCGTGGCGTTGCCCACACTGGCCACCATGCTACCGTGCCACGGGGCAGCGGCAGCATACATGGCATGCTGCAAGTTGCCCAGTAGGGCAACGGGGGTGCTGTTGGGCACCATGGCCACTACCTGCACCTGCCACGGCACGGCGTTGTTTTGCAAGGTTGGCACGTACATACCTACCCCCTGTTAGTGTGGTGCGCGTTGGTGCGCACCCCCCAATATAGCCCCCACCCATTCGTCACGCCAGCCCCCAGTATTCATCAGCGTAGCACTTTCTCACTTCGGCGTAGCCTGTTAGCCCTTTCTCGGTCTCGGTCGGGCCTTGTCGTTATCTCGTTCTCCCCGCACTCGGGCTGGCCGGAGCCACCGGGTGAGAAATCTAGAAGGAGAAGTCTAGAGCACGAGGAAGAGGCGACAATATGAGCGCGAGCCCGCAGCGATTATAAGAACACGCACCCGCGGAGATTGCTAGAAGTGGAGGGCAGACTTAGTCCGGGGCAAACTGTAACAAGACCTCAACGGGTATTGCGTCCGACGTGGCGTTGAAGTATTATTGGTGTACGCTACAGCACGACGCTGGGCGGCTCACACTAACAGGGGGGGTACACTATGTCGAAGAAGCAGAAGACCACCGCGACGGAAACCACCACCGAGACCCCGGTGACCACCGTCGCGCCCGCCGAGCGGGTCCTCACCGACCCCGAGGCGTGCGGCTCGCACAACAGGTTCCGGTCGCGCGTCAACCGCAGCACGGGCGTTCGCATCAACAGCTACCGCCCCATCGCGCCGGGCACCACGTTCGTCAACATCTGCGAGGCGCACGGCACTGTCGCCCACTTCAACAGCCGGAAGGAGGCCAAGGACGCGGCCTACGCGCCGGGCGGGGCGATCCCGGGCCACGAGGCGGCTGAGGCGTGGTGCCCCGGCTGCGCGGCCATCCTCGCGGAGCGGCGCGAGGCGGCGGCTGCCGCGAAGGCCAAGGCGGTGGAGGCTGCCACTCCGGCCTGAGGACAAAGGGGTGGATGACGCAGGGGGCTTCGGCCCCCTGTTTCATTCCCCTAGGCGAGTTCAATTCTTCCCCAACCTGTACTACGAGAAATCCAGATTTGGAACGCGGTTACGCGTCTTGGAGTCGTCTTCTCGGAGTTGATTGGGGAGACCTGATTAGGGAGACCCAGAGATTGTAGGAACGAGCTCACGGTGAAGAGCGATAATCTGGAGAAGAGCCGAGTAGTTGAAGACCGGAAAGCTGAAGGCTGGAGCGATTTTGCGATCTTGGATCTTCTTTACCCAACTGTGGTCGGCCAAGGCAGGGTAGTAGTCCCACTCCAGACTTCTCCCGCTTGCCAATACTCCGGCATGCCCTCCTGCTTCAGTCCACTTTCTCATGAAGATCGCCTGCTCGGGTGACACCCAGTGACCCGTATCGTAGCTCTTCATTTCAAGGAACGCTGTGAACCCCTGAGAAGTCCAGAGGTAGTCGGGTGTTCCCTTGTGAACTCGGTTCTCTATCCGGTGCAACAGGATTGGCAGGTCGGCTGCCTGCTTGGCATACCGTGCCAAAATGGCATGCTCACGCATTGTTACCTCTACGTGTGTGCAAGGTCAAGGTCGTCTTCACCTCGCGGCGATGCCCGGGCCGTCCCGATAACTGCGACCTAATATACGTTCTAGACACTGATATAACAACACTACGAACCCTGATCCCGCTCGCGGTCCTTCAGTGTTATTACCCCATTATCGGTAGAGCATTATCACTGTACCTATCTCCAATACGCATCGTAACCCTTTACAGTACTCCCAGTTACCCCTCTACCCTATTACCCCTATTGGCACATTCCGAATTTTTTAGAAAACATTTTGATCGGTTATAGTAACCCTATATAGGGGCAATAGCCAATAGGTAGATGACACTGAAAACCCGATACTTGATAAAGAGCCGTAAGCAAGTCTTTAAGAAGAGCCAACATCTTAGTCACCCCCGGTACGAGAAAGGGCGTTAATGAGCGCAAGGGGTACGGAAAGAGAAGTACCTTTTCCGTACCCCTTGCGCAGACTTAGTCGATGAGCTACCTTACACCATGGCCAACGGGGGCCATCAAACGGTAGTGTCCTAATAGGGGGTGCCAAATGAAGCTAATCCTCACGTTTTACACTGGCGCATCGTACCCGCTGACTTACCCCACCGCTGAACGCGCCCGCAAGGCGCAGCAGTTCTTCCTGAAGGTGACGACCGTCAAGTCGGCCGTACTGGAGGAGCTGTGATCAACATCGTAAAGAAGCCCGAGGCGATGGAAGGCTTCAACCAGACGCTGCTCGAAAACATGGGCCATCACATGAAGAAGTCCAACGCCCGGTGGGCCGTCTGCAAGGAGCTCTCGCGCAGCAACCCCTTCCTACTTCTAACAGTGAGGTTTTAATGAAGACCCGGCTACGCATGGTGTTCGACGGGAAGGCGCCGAGGAAGGGCATAGACGCAGTGCTCGAAGCGGCCGAACGGCAGGGTGGAACGAACGCTTACGATCACACCATGAAACACCCTACCGAGCGGATCATTGGTATCACGTTCGCCGAGGACATGGCGGCTCGCTGCGTGGGCGCAGTGGCCATCCTCTGGGGGGCTAAGGAAATCAACTTCTTCGAAAGGGAGGACGACGAATGAACATCACTATCCAGGGAAACAGCTACCCGAACCGCGCGACGTGCGAGGATGTACACGATGTGGTCCTGCGCAAGATCGTGCGGATGACCGACGCCTACGTCACCTTTACGCAACTGGTGACGACCTACCCGCCGCACTGGTCCGATGCCGATGGACCAGCGAAATACCACTTCACCATCCACCTCATAACGAGTGTCGACACGAACCTGTTTGGGCTCGTGCGCGAACTACTGTCCGGCCCACCCATGCTGATCAACCTTGACCGGAGGACAACCGAAGATGGCCGATAAAGCATTCCTACTCAGGCTGGAAGGCGACAGCCACCTCAAGGCCCGTCAGTGCGACGGGTGCGGCTGCCTGTACACGGCCCATCACACCTGTTTTGGCCCGTCCGCACGGACGCGTGGCGACGTCAAACCACTGCCCCCCGACCTGCCCCCTGCCCTGTATAACTCGGCGCTTGAGCTCCAGGGCAGGCTGAAGAAGATGGAAACCATCATCGCCACCTACGGAGGTCACACGGCTACATGCGATATCCCCACCCGTGGAATCTGCACCTGTGGCTGGTTCACAGCCCTGTCGGCCCTGACATGAAACCAATCACCACTGACGCCGGGCTTCGCTGGCTCGCCGAGCACGGCAACACCTTCAAGCCGACGGACGATGTCATCTGGGTGTTCAACGCGGACGGCATCGTTGTCGACGTCAAGGAGGGGATTTACGCCAACGGGTGGACGTCGCCTCGCCTGTCCGAACACTATGCCCCCTACCTCAGCCTCACCGCATGTTTCCTCACCGATCGGGGAACGTACCTGCCCCTGATCCACTACGACCTCACGCGCCACTGGTCATCACGGGGTGAGATCAAGCTGACGTTCGACAAGCTCGACGCAGTTATCACGCTACTTGCAGGTTGAAGGTTGATGAGCTACCTTACCATGTGCCCACGGGGGGCACTCGCAGCCGTCCTCACTAACAGGGGGTACCTTGGGAACTAAGATCAGGCACAACCCATGGCCCGAAGTGGCGGGGCTCGCAAAGACCGCCTCCCTGTGGGTCAGGCCGAGGAAGCCCGAGTACGGCTGCACGTTGTTCATCATTTCCACACAGGCAGGTTTCGTTCTGCACACAGCCCGTGGGCCGAAGGAAGCTGCCGCATTCATCAGGGGGTACATCCATGGCGCTCAATTGGGATCTAACAGCGGTCGCTGAAGTTGATGCGATCAAGGACGGGGACGAGTGGGTCAAGACGCGGGACATCATCTTCGGCTGCATGGCCACTGGCATCGGTACCATCACGGAAAAGAACTACGTGGACTGGTTCGTGCGCTACGCACTCTGGAACAAGCTCAACGGGTACGACGTCGGCATCACCGTGGGCGACGTGGCCCGGCGCATTGGGCTGAAGACCAACGTGGGCAGCAGCGATGAGCTGGAAAGCCGCTGGATCGCCAAGCAGCTCAAGCCCATCCTCAACGAAATGCGGGTGAAGGCCAAGCAAGAGATGGCCGGGTGAAGAAGTGGCAGTATGTGGCCCTGCTCATCGCAGGGCCACTCGGCCTTCTCTGGCCGTGGATCCATAGGAAGAGCTTCGATCGGTTTATCAAATCTTTAGTTGAGGGGGGCATCGACTGGCTATGATTATGGTAGACGTGATCCTTCAGGGCGACGATGTTAACGACGCCCCGATCAAGGCAGCAGCGGCGAGGCACTTCGCCAAGAAGGTAACGGTGGCCAAGCCGTTTGACAAGATCCTTGTTGTGGTAGAGTTCGAAGCGTGGCGCATCACCGACGCTGCCCTCTTCTGCAACGCAGTCTTCGCCAACTACCCCGTCAGCCTTCGCAAGCTGACATGGCTTCTGGAGTAGACAATGCTTCACTGGAACCTATCTAAGAGGACGTGGCTCTTCCTCAGCACGCAGAAGCGGAGGTACGAGAACACTATCAACAACTGTGCCGCCAAGAGGGGCGACAGGGTAGTCTGCCCGATCTGCGACGGGCTGGACAAGCAGCTCATGATCATCCAAAACGAAATTGAATACAGGAGGACAGGTGCCCACGCATAAGATTCAGCGGCTCACGGAGCTGGATAAGCGACACTTCCGCATCGGGGCTAAAGTCATTTTCAGCCAGAGCAAGGCTGGAAGAAAGCGGCCCGACCGACCCGGAGTGGTGATGGGCTACACGACGAGTCGCATCGCAGTGAAGATGGAGGGGGCGGAGAACTTGGCCCACGTCAAACCGAATAACCTGCGCTTGCGCGGGGATTCAAATTGAGCTAGCTTACCATGTGGCCAACGGGGGCCACCATCTAATAGGAGGATCCATGTCCGTCGTAGCCTCAGCAAGCTTTGCCACCATTTTCAACGAGGCGCACCTGGAAGGCCTCGCCGCCGGAAGCGCGCACGCGCCCCGGCCGATGACAGTGCTGGACAGCAACGGCACACTCTACGGTCCGTACAGCGACGGTGTGTGCGGGTTCGCGTGGGTGAACTTCGCGGGCAACACTCCGTTCGGCAGGTGGGCTAAGAAGACGGGCCGCGCCCGACCCGACTACCCCACGGGCCTCTGCGTGTGGGTGGGCGAGTTTAACCAGAGCATGGAAAAGAAGGAAGCGTATGCGCACGCCTTCGCCCGTATCCTCAACAAGTACGGAATCGTCGCCCACGCCCGCAGCCGGATGGACTGACATGAAAACCTACGAGATCTCGGTCCGCAACAAGCGCATGAACAGAGTGGTGGCACGGGCGCAGATCTACGCGCCCACCTACCGCGTCGCGCTATACGAGTTCGGCAAGAGCTTCTGGTCCTACCTGCGATCACCAAGCGAATACCTGTGCTTCGTCAAGGAGGTGAAGTGAGCAAGCGGTATATCATCGTCGTGCGCGATCGCGACGGGCTCCTGCTTAAGTCACAGGAGTTTGTGGCCCGCGACAGCGACGACGCCAAGGCGCAGATGTTTGACAAGTACCCCGAGCTCGCGCGGGAGCGGGTAACGGTGAAGGTGCCCAGATGACCGATATCGTGTGGCGCGACTTCCGCAGCGGGGAAGCTATTCCAGTGACGCCCGAGCAGCACTCCGCGTTGATTGAGCAGTGCCAGCGATACGGCCCTACCATCAAGCTGTCGTACTCCCACCTCATGAAGTGCGTGTTCATTCACCTGCCTAACATCCTCTTGGGGGTAGAAGAAAATGGGTACGTCCACTCCTGAATTCGCCTACGGCATGCAGCTTCCCAAGGAAATCACCAAGGGATGGAGCTGCCGGGCCATTCACGAAACTCGGGTATCTCCGCCCGTGCTCGACATCGTATTCAATCGCCAGACGTGGTGGGGCTACGACGAAAAGAATGCCGCCGATGCCGACGAGCTGCTTACCTGGATCAACAAGGTGGGTGTTCCCCGGCTGCGCAAGGCAGTCGCCGAATGGGAGCTGCAGAACGGCAACCTCTGGGCCTTTGGCGACGGGATCTACCAGATCGACGCCATGCTCAGCTACGGCTACATTCACGTTCGCTGCTACAAGCTGCCGTGAGGCATCCTCCGGGGTACTACGAAGATCTTGCCGTTGCGGCTGAAAAGCTCAACGACTGGAAGAAGGCTGCGCAGCACTGGCGCGAAGCGGCGGGTGCGAGCATTGGCCACAACCGACGAGATCGATACGAAGCCCGCGGTGACTGGTGCGAAAAGCAGCCCCCTGTCGCCTGACAGTCAGTTGAGGTAGCTTTACAGGCTACCACAAAGGACAGTCATCTAACAGGGAGGTGTACCATGACATTCTTCAAGCAGGGTAGCGAGGTGAAGCTCAACCGAGCCGGTCGACGACTGGCAGCCCGCCTCAAGGTGGAGGCAAAGGAGAAGGACCTCAAGCGTCGGCTACTTGAGGCACAAGTCAACCTCATGACGGCGAGGGTGGGTCAGGCAGAGGCTGAACTGCATCGGCTGGTCGCCCTTCGTACCGAGCTGGAAGAGCAGCTCAAGGAGTTGACTTGACAGCAGGGTGCCCCCTCGTCCAATGGCAGGACAGCGGACTTTGGATCCGTTAATCTTGGTTCGAATCCAAGGGGGGCAGTCAAAGCTTTCGTGAATACCTTCACGGCAGTACCTTACAGTAGTCGGGGGGCCACTTAGAAGGGGGTCAGTACGATGGATCAGACGCAACAGCAGGAGCTCACAGGGCAGTACGCTTTTCTATTCATTCTCACCGGCATGGTCATCGTCGTGGCCTTTGCAGGGTACGTGGTGCTCAGCTCTATCGTACAAGGATTGACGAGGTAGGAGTACCCCCCTACTTCGTTAACGGCTCGGTAGCTCACCCCGGTTGTACGGGCTACCGGGCCGCTCTTGTACCCACCGACGGTCACAGGGCCATCACTGCGACCTCAACAGGGGGCGGTATGGGGCTACAGGCGGGCAGGGTTTGCCTCCAGCGAACTGCGTGGGACCTCTACCAGAAACACGGTTTTGAAGCAGCTATCAAGGTCGCACATTCTCGCGTCAAACATCACGGCGACTTCTGGTGGACGGTGCAGCACGAAATCAACAGGCTGCACGCTGCGAGAAATCCAGCAGTGGTGAAGCCTCCCACTCCAGGGGAACGAGCGGCAATCGTCGCCAAGCTCAACGCCAGGGATCTACCTCGTGTCACCTGCCCCCCAATTCGTGGAACAGGGTATGACTGAAATAGAGGAGTTTATTCTTAGCACCTACGGCAACCGCCTTGCGGAGATAGAAGGAAAGTATACCCAACGGTTTGTCGCGCTTCGTCAGCTCGGCTGGGAGCTTGAAGTAGAAAGCCGCAGTCAACGCCGAAAAGATATGGCGCAGCGTCTTCAAACGCATGCGAGCATGTGCTTCGCATGGGCACGGAAGCTAACGGCCGACGCAGGTATTCCGATGCAGGTCGGTCAGCGGAGCGTCCCTGATGACCCTCTGCCGTAGTGCCCCCCGCTAGCCCGACCTGCACCCCGACCCCGCTGTCGGCGTAAGTTGGCGAGGCGTACAGGCTTGCGCAGACGGTGCGGTTGAGGTAGCTTGGGGTAGTGGCAACGGGGCCACTCTAACAGGGGGACCATCGATGGCTTCATGGCACGATGCTTACGTAGCAGAGCTGGAGCGGCGGTGGCGCGAGCGCCAACCCGCCCGCAACGTGGATGAGGTACTGGCTGCCGGGCGCGTGGGTCGCAGTGAAATGCGCGCATGGTTTCGCGAGCACCTTGGTCGCGACATGAACCTGGATGACGCCGAGGAGGTGCAGCCCGCCGTGACACGCCTGATGCGAAAGCTGCGCCGTGAGTTTCCGCAGGAAGTTTGGTAGTCAACTAACAGACCGGGGGGTACAATGACAATCGAATCAACGCCCGTAAGCGTCACAATCCGTGGGGCCGTCAGCATCAACCTCTACCGCTTGCTCGCCCTTCGGGGGGCCATGCGGCTGGAGGCGAAGGGCATCAAGATGAGCCGGGGCGTGTCCGCCCTGATGCTCGTCAAGAAGGAGTTGGGGCTGGACGCACGCTTCCCCGCCAAGAAGGCACGGGAAGCGTTTGAGTCGTACGTGGAGCAGGTGGAGGAGCTGTACCGGGGCGAGCGGTTCACCTGCACGCAATGTGGTGAAGATGCGGTGGTGCCGCTGACCGACTGGCAGAAGGTGGACATCAACGATGGCACCACTCACGTCTGCCATCCTTGGCTCAAGGGATGCAACCACGGCTTCAAGTACGAGGGCATCAAGCATGGGTAAGAAGGCGAGGGCTGCGCAGCGAAAGGCTACGCAGCAGAACGGTGGAAGCAAGCATCGCAAGGCCCGCATTCAGCGCTTCGCAGCCAAGAACCCAGATAGCCCGAAGGTTGGGAAGCCCAAGTGAAGACAACCAAGCCCAAGACTGTAGACCTCAGCATAGACATGGACTTCTTCACACGGGAAGATCCGTTGTGGGACTGGGGTCACAATGAAGAGAACAAAGCCCTGTTTCTAATGATGATCTGGGGCATTCGGTACGCCAACCTGGATCTTTACACCGAAACAGACCCCGCCATCTACGCCGACTTCTCGCCGGATTTCAAAAGCTTGTTCACTGCACTGCAAGGCAAAGGACTCTACCTTGACAACCATAGAACGGGTCAGCTAGGATACGCTGACAGCCATGAATGGGCCTACAGCTTCTTCCTCAGCAAAACCCGCCAGTTCTTCAAGCGCAGCCAAGCCTATCGCAGCCCACCTGACGTCCTACTCAACATTGACGCGCATCACGACTGCTTCGGCAGTCGTACACAGCTTCACTGTGGAAACTGGTTGCGCCTGTACGAACAAGAGTGCCCCGGCACCAAGATCGTTCAGTTGTACCCCAAGTGGAAAGACCCCGGCGACGACGCGGAGCCGAACTGCAAAGCAGTAGAAATCCACAGGATGGTCGACTGGCCGGGGCTTGACGAACAGCACCGCATTCGCCACGTATTCATTTGCCGAAGCGGGTGCTGGACGCCGCCGCACCACGACGACAATTTTGTCAAGATGGTCAACGACTGGATGTACTTCTACGGCCCGGATAGAACCTTTGAAATGGAGCCGATTTACCTGCGCGAGTTTCCCACCCGCGAAGAGGCACAGGTCATGATGACCGAGCGCTTGGAGCAGGATACCGAGTTCAAGGCTAACTTGAAGGCCATGAAGGAGCACAATCGTGAGCGACACACCGCTGCCAGTTCGTGACTGCGGAGGATGCACCTATTGCTGCACGGTGGTGGGTGTGAACGAGTTGAATAAGCCTGCTGGAACAAAGTGTGATCACTGCAACGTGGGCGTCGGTTGCACGATCTACGAAGAGCGACCCGAAAGCTGCCGCACGTTTCATTGTGCGTGGGTCTACGGAGTAGGGAACGAAGACGCTCGGCCGGACAGAAGTCGGGTTATCTTTTGGGAAAGGGAAGGGCAAATCGATGGCGCACCCAAGATCATTACCTGCGAAGTTGATGTCAACCGACCAGACGCCATCAAAACCCCCGCCATCGCACCCATCATCAACGCTCTACTTAGAAACGGTGCGGTCGTACTTGTTCGATATGGGGCTGTTCGGCGAAGCATACTCGCCGCTAATCACGACGTCCTCAATAGACTGTTCCAAAGCAACCCCACATTCGCCGAAAGACTGCGCGACGCCGCCAATGAATAGGGAGCAATGGAAGAGGCGAAGTGGCCGCACAAGCAAGTGGATCGTCAGGTCGCGCCGTCTTGCCCTGTACATTCGTGACGGATTCACCTGTCAGTATTGCAGCGCTGACTTACGGGACGCTGATCCAAAGGACATCACCCTAGACCATCTGCGCCCGAGGGAACATGGCGGAACCCACAAGTCAAAGAATCTGGTGTGCGCTTGTGCCGGATGTAATTTTGCCCGAGGAGATACGAAATGGTACGTATTCGCGGCTCAATGGCCCGGTGCAGTTGAGCGCATAGACAGACAGCGGTATCGCAAGCCGAACATCGAGCTAGCCCGCTCCATTCTACGGGGCGAAAAGCGGCTGTCCGAACCTACCCCGTTCTAGGTCTAGTCAAACTTTCGGGTGCTGTGCTAACTTGCACGGCACCCGAACCTTTTAGAGGATGACATGGAGAAGAACATTAGAAACGTCACGATCTTCCTGACCCTGCTGTTCGGAGCGTTTCTCGCTCTAGTGTTCTCAAGCTGTCCCGCTGAGGCACAGTCCATGACTTCGTCCTGGGTGAATACCTTTACCCCGGCCGGAGATAGTGTGAAGCAGACCCTAAAGTGGTCGGTGTCTGGCTTCACTGCAGACAGCTTCGTAATCACCCAGAACTGGGTCGCCACCGGGCGCAACGTGGACAAGAACGGTAGCCCGGAGTCAGCGCAGGGGGCCAAGCGGGTCAGGGCAGCCGGGTCTACCCGGAGCAAGGTGATGTACTGGACGCCTCACTACGGCAACACTGAAGTCCGGTCGGCCTGTGTGGTGCCCTACAAGGGCGGTGTCCCTGTGAGGCTTGGCGCGGGCGGGTCAACGCCCACGGTTCCAGCAACGGCCATCTCGTGGACGCGCAAGTGGTATTCTATCTATCCCACAAAGGGTACCGCAAGCGATTCCATGTGGGCGAGAACTCCAGACAGCACAACCGCGAGCATCGGAGCCATCAGCTACAGCAGTCCAAAGGAAGAGTCCTCGCAGTGGGACGGAACAGGTGTCTGGGCAGCGGGAACCTACACGTTCACTATTCGCAGCGACGATGGGTTCCGCGTGCTAGTCGATGGGGTAGTGCTTGAAGAGTATTACCGACCGTTGGCTCCGACAACGTTCACCAAGCAGATCGTGCTGACGAACGCCACCCACACCATTCATGTTGACTGGTTCAACAACGATGGCGGTGGAACGTTCCAGTTGTCGTGGGCATTCGTTCCAGCGGCGACTACCCCGACGGCCCCGACAGGTGATTGCCTTGGAACGGTGGCTTCGTATAAGCACTGGCAGCCGTGGAAGGACGGTATCTTCATGGCAGTCAAAGACTCCGCAATCGCTCGGCGAGGCACTATCATTATCGTAGGGGGATGGCTGCCCAATCGCATCAGCGCTCGTGCAGATACGCTCTGTCGTCAGGCTGCCTATGGAAGCGGCGTCGCGCAAATCATTGACCTGCGAAGCTGCATGGAAGCGATCGACACAGCAGGTGCCACGATCTGCGTCGCGGTACTGGACAGTGCCCATTCGTGGGGAATGTACGGTGTTGGAAACTATCCACGGTGTGACGAAACCTTCTATCGCGCAATCCGGGGGAAGAGATGGTAAATGAGGATCGTAAAATCCTGCTGACCACCTTGCTTGTCGTCCTCGTGAGTTTGATAGTCAGTTTCGTGGTGGTGGGGTGCAGCGATTATACGATCACAGAGCCTGAGTTTGAGCTGACGCGGGGCGGCGGCAAGGCGTTGACGATTGATAGCCTTGCCGTGCTGCCGTACGAAAGCAAAGCAACGACTGAAGCGGGCAAGCCGCTTCAGTTCTGCGCCTATGCGGTCTTTGGGGATGGTCGGGTGGCCATGTTCACTGACTCCATGAGCAGCTATTGCAGCTTGCTCTACATCACGAACTTTAGCGTAGAGCAACGCGCCGTTTCCCGCAAGCAACAAGAAATCGCCGACGCGCTTTAGGAACCGTGAGCAAGAAAAGTCCGGAAGATGTTTATCGAGCTGAACTTGAACGCTTCCGGCGCAAGCAGGACGGCAAGCCGCGCCTTGATCCAGAACTGGAGAGAATCTTTGAGCAACTCGCTGGAGTTCCCGCTCCCGCCCCTCGCGGTATTGAAAGCAATGGAAATGGCGGCGAACACCGAGGAGAAGCTCCCGATCCTCTCCAATGGCGTTATGATGGAGATACGTATTGGGCCGGTGAAAGCCGCCGCCGTGTATATGAACTGGCTAAAGCAGTTAAGGTCCTAGCCTATTCAAACCCACGGTGCATCCACGGTGTGAACTGCCACGCAATAGACCCAATGAACAGGGAGTGCTTTGAGATAGGAAAAGAGAGTGCCAAGCGGGTGCTGAAGTTTCTTTTTGAACTGCGCCTTGCCCACGTAGAATTCACCTACCCTCGCCTTGTACCGGCGGGTCGCCGCATCGCACTGGAGAAAGCAGTTGATGAACGACACGAGCTCCAAAGGGCCGGATGGCGGTTCAAACGAGCTGAGCCTGATTGACATTATCAGCATTCAGCTCCACGGAAAACTGTTCATGTGTATTGAAAGTCAGGATCCAAGACACTGTCCAGCATGCCTCTATGAAGCTACCTTACTAACAGCGGTACTACGGCATCATTATCTTAAGGAGTAGGCATGCAGACGTTTCTTCCTTACCCCGACTTCACAGAAAGTGCCAAGGTTCTGGACAGGCTACGACTCGGCAAGCAACGGGTTGAGTGCAAGCAAATCCTCATGACATTGAACTGGGAGTCAACCGGGTGGAAGCATCATCCGGCAGTTCGCATGTGGAAGGGCCATGAAGCTGCCCTCGCCAAGTACGCGCTCGCTATGTGCTACGAATGGGCATGGCGAGGCTACAGGGACAGTCTAGCTGAATGGTTCGTAAGCCGCCTTGAGGAAGGAATCCTGCCATTTTGTACACATGAACTGCCAAAATGGCTGGGGGATGACTATATCCACTCCAGCCACAGAGCCGTACTCCTCTACAAAGACCCTGAGCATTACGGGCAGTTCGGTTGGACCGAAGAGCCGCAACGAAGTGTGAAGTGGCCTGTGGAACTTAAGAATAAAATGAAGTCGTAGTCTCTTGCGTTTTGGGCGCGGCGGTTATATACTGATCTTTGTTTTCAGCCACCCCCGACGCCAGAGGCGAGCATGGAAATCAAGGTTGGTGATATCCTTCGATGCGACGGGGATGAATACCTCGTCTACAACGTCGAAGCAGGAAACAAGGGTCAGGCCAAGCGCGACCCGGCAGTAGATCCCACCGCACGGCACAAGTTCATCGACTTCAGCGGTAACGACGTCCTCAAGGCAAGCGGTGGGGAGCTGTACGCTGCGCTGCTTCAGGGCGAAGGCTTTGCCAAGGTCGCGGCGGGCTACAAGGTGGAGTGGGTGGCGGCACGGTCTCAGGAGCTGACTAAGAAGTTCGCTGGAAAGACCCACGAGTTTCTCTACCTCCCGGGCCGAATCATGGGCCGTCCAAACGGGACCACCCTCGGCGAGCTGATGGAGAAGTAACCCATGGCACAATTCTGCTATCAACGCGGGCAGGTCGATCTGACTGGTGCCGGTGACTTCCTCTCCGGTACGATCAAGATGTCGCTTCTTCAGGCCGGGTACGTGGCCAACAAGGACCACGACTTCTACAGCGAGCTTACCAATGAGCTCGCTGTCGGTGGCTACTCGGCCCAGACGCTCGGTTCCAAGACGGTGGCCGTGGACGATGCCAACGACCGCATGCTCGTTGACGCCGCTGATCCCACCTTCA